TTATTTTTTTTTTTGATTAATTCTATTTTGTTTTCATTTTGATTTTCTAATTTGAAATAATTCTAGTTTGTTTTCATTTTGTTTTTCAAATTTGTTTTATTTTCTAATTTGAATTCAAGTTGTTTTTCAAATTTGTTTTATTATTATTAAAATACTTTTTTCATTAATACTTTTACTGCATATATCATGCAATGATTTAATCGTTGTTTATATAAAACATGAGCAAGAAATATAATAGTATTGAGTGTTTAATACTATTATAAAGTTGAAGCCTTTTATAACGTTGAGACCTTTTATGTATTTGTTACAAGCACAATATTCTGTATGTGTTGCTCCTTTTTATCCTTATTGTGTATCTTCTTATGACTTGCAAGAGAAGCCTTTTTTGGGAAAGCTTCGCCGCAAACGTCGCATTTAAATTCTTGCTTTTGTTCTGAAGAATAAATGCTGAATAGATATTTTGATAAATCTGGCAAGTCTAGGTCCTCTATGTTGCTTATTAATTTCTTTTGATTTTCTTTTATATTGAAGATCAACAAATCCTTTTGATTTAAAAATGCCTTATATTCATCGTTTATCTTAGAGAGAAAGTCTTTTGATATTTTAACTCCTTCAATTGAATTGTGATTATTTATTTCTGCCCATTTTGTCCCAAGGTTGTCTATAATGTCAATTGCATTCTTAATCTTATATTCAGAGTAATCAACATTATGCAAAAATACCAATACATGTCCGTCATTTAATTCAATTTGATAATCACTTCTTCCAACTATTCCAGACGTTTGTGAAATAAATATACCTGAGCATTTTTGAGCATTAACATCGCGATAAAATTTTGCAATCTCCTCTACGTTCACATTTGCATCATAATTTTTATTCTCAATTAATATCGTTAGTTTGTTTTGACGCTTTAACATAAAGTCACCACTTTCCTTTAATGCTTTGGAACAAACTATTTCAGCTGCTGGATACATCTTAGTTAAAACTTTTTCTAATTTATTCTCGGATACTCTTCCTTTATAAGCAGAATTTGTTGAGTATTTATTCAAAAAATCGCCCAAATCTTCAATTACTTTGTTCTGGGTTGATTGTGCAATAAGATTGCTTTCTCTCAAACTTGTCAAATTGCTTGTAATTTGTTCTTGATTTGCAGTAATAAAAGAATAAATTGGTTTTTGTAAGTCTTGTATTTTACTATCTAACCCTGAAATATAATCTTTTAACGTTGTTTCACTTTGAGAGTTAGAATTTACAAACACCTTTATGTCTGTTAATATTGTTTCCTGAAATGTATTTAGTATTTCTTTCATTTTTGCATTAATCTCATTATTGTTTTTTGGTATTTCGTTATTAATTCTACTGACAAATAACTCAGTGTTCTTGTTAAGTTCACTTATATAAGTCTTTGTATTATCAGTTGATGCATTTTCTATAATTAATTTAACATTTCCAACAAACTCTTTGTTAATATCTTGAATCTTTATCATAATAGAATTGTTGAGAGAAGTTACTAACCCCTTCAAATCTTTAACAGATGACAGAATTTCTCCACATATCGTATTTTGCATGGCACTTGTCATATCTGTGTTTATTTTTTCAATCAGATCCAAAAAAATCAAATTTACAGCCTCAAAACTTATGCCCTTGTTTCTCTCGTAAAAATCATAAATCCGTTTGTTTTTTAATGATATAGTATAATCTACGTCCATTTATAATATAACAATCAAGAAATCTCTATATTATAATTAAAACAAATCTCATTTTCACTTTGTAATTCAAATTTGATGACTCCAATAAATAATATTTAAAACAACTTAAAGAACTTTGCGGAAAACTGAAATTTCTGCACCGGTAACTAAGAAAGTTAGTAAGTCCAAGAAGTGGACTTCTTTACACTTTGATATCATAATTTACTTAAAATATGATATCTTATTTTTCAAGTCAAGAGAGAAAAAGTTATTAAATGACTGTTGATGTTTTTTATGTATCCAAATGTATCCATTTTATTTTGCATCTAATATAATTTTATAATAGTATTTTTATCTCATTAGTTAAGTAACACTTTTTTTAAAAGTTTTATTTGATGTTTTTTTGCGTTTTTTTTATGTATCCACTGTATCCATATCTTGGATACATGAAAAACATCAATTTATTATGGATCCTAAAAAATTAGGAACTAAATCCTAAAAATTAGGAACTAAATCCTAGACTGCACTTTTATCTATAACAACCTCCTTTGCTATATTTCTAATAATCTTTTCGTGCTTCTTGTTATCATCTTCTGACGTTGCACCTCCCATAGCCTCCAACAATATATTCTGATACTCCATGTGCTTCTTGGTTTCTGTGTCATCTGCGGTAGGGTTTTCTTCCCTCCACTTTGGTATTTGCTTTATATTCTTGCATTCTATCTCTTTTATTGCGCGCTTGATTTTAAAGTTCTCAGAATTTTCCTTCTCCCAAGCATCCTTGTCTTTTACGTATAGGACTTCTCTCTTCAAGTCGCTGCAGTGAATTGGACGTTTGAATACGTCCAGTGCTTTTAAGTTTCTCAAGAAGATTTTACTCATTCCCTCCATATATCCTACACGGCCTATCATATCCAAATCGCTCAATTGTAGCTTTATCTGTCCAACGAAATCATCTATATTCAATGCGTCCTTACACTTTTCGTTTAAAAACAACTGCAAGTTGAAGTTATTTGTAGTATTATTATTGTTTATTGTCTTACCTTCTTTTGCCATCTCTATTAGCTGTTGTTGGAGCTTTTGGTTTTCCTTGCTTTGCTCTATTAATTCCTTGCTTTGCTCCATTAAAATTTCTTTAAACTCTTGATTTTGCTTTACAATCTCAAGTATAATGTTATATGACATATCCATAACTGGCATGTTAAAGGGTTCATTATTTTCGGCGCTTTTTGGCGCTTTTTGGCATTTTTTGCTATGACGCCATAATCCAGTTCTCTCTTTATAAGACTGTCCACAACATTCACACGTAAATGATGTAGCGCTTTTTTCGTTGCTAAATGTTGCTTCTGTTGATTTTTTGTGTTTAGCTGTCAATAAATGCCTAGTCCAATCACTTTTTTTGCAGCATGTAAGGTCGCATGATTCGCAGTAGAATTTTTCTGCGCTTTTTGGCGCTTTTTTTGTTGACATCTGTTGCTTAATTTATCAACAGAAAAAACTCCTAAATCCTTTTCCGCAAAAATACTAAAAAATTAGCGTAACACTTTTTTCCGATTTTTTTTCGCTTTTCTGACCTTTTAGCTCACAAGGGGGAAATTTTTACCCTTTTTTCATAAAATCTTTTGACTTTTGAAAATTGGACATTTATTTTTGTCCATTTTTGGATTTTGGAAACACTTTTGCCCCTTTTTTATTCGAAATTTCCGCCAGGTTCTTTAAGTTCACTTTTCAGAATATATATATTTCTCCCTTATTTTTATAAATTTATATTTGCCTACCATCTCTTAAATTATTTATACGATATATATGTAACTTTTCCTTTTCTATTTTTATCTGTTCCATTTTTTAATATTTTTACAATTTTTTACCATTTTTATTACGATAGGTAACTTTTGACGTTCTTTTTTTTGCAGTTTTATTATGCGCCTTTTTATTTTTTCTTGTTTTAATCCTGCGCTTTTTACCTCCACTGTTAGCTACCAAATGGGATTCAAGATAGTTAATTTGTGCTTGAATTTGATTTAATCTTCTTCGTTTCTCTGGTTCATCTGGAAATGTTCCAGATAATCCTAGGCTTTTTGACCCTCTAATAAGTCTTTCATTTAATTCTATTTGTTGTTTTAATTTATTAGCTTCTTTATGTAATTCTATTAATGCTTGTTCTTTTTGTTTTATCATTAATAAATCTTCCTGTTGGTTTCCTATATTTCTTGGTTGTAAAAATGTTTTTCTTTCTTCTGCGTCTTGAGTTGCTTGTTTTAACGCATTTCTATCTTTCTCCATCCTAATTTTTTCTGATCTTCTCATTATTTCGTGTGGGTTTTCTTTTTCTGATTTTTTTATACCTATCATAAATCGCATAGCTCTTAGTTTTTTTGGACCATCTGTATATTTATTAGGACTAAATATATCATTTGTCTCCCTAAAATCTAAAATATCTGAAGGAAATGAATTTGGGTCTAACGCATAAATTTGGTCTTCTGTTAGATTGACAATATCATTTGGATTGTGATATTTGTGTTTTTGATTTGCACGTCTGAATAATCTACTCATTGTAATGGGTGTTAATTGTGATGCCATTAATAAAATATATATTATAATAATAAAATATATTTCTTTTCATTGTTGGGGTCTTTAAGTTAAAAATTATATATATTACTCCGGCATCCACGTGTTTTCTCTCATATTTTTATAACTAGTTTTATTATGTCTTTTGTATATCTTCTTGAATCATCTGATAAAGCAACTTATGTAGGAGCAACTATAGATGTTGACCGCCGTCTTAGACAACATAATAAAGAAATAAAAGGTGGAGCTCACGCCACTGGTGCTAAAGTTGCAAAAGGCGAAATTTGGCACAGAGTTTGCTATGTGAAAGGATTTCCAGATTGGCCTGCTGCTTTGCAGTTTGAATGGCGATGGAAACAGTTGAGTCGTAAATTGCCAATAAGTATGGAACCTGTTGAACGTCGCAAAAAAGCCTTGGAACAGTTGCTTTCATTAGAAAGACCAACTAGTAAGGCTATCGCGTATTCTGAATGGCCTTCCCCACCAGAAATTGTCTGGGAAACAATAGTTTAATTGTAACATAAAAAAATGATTTGGTCTGTCTAATAAAAATATTAAATCAAGTTAAACAATATAAAATCATAAATTGTATTATTTTATATGAAATTCATTTTGCTTTTCTTATTTTTTGTAAATATTGCTAATGGATTTAGCAATTTTGCCAATATTAATAGCGCCCCTAGAAAATATCCTCTTTCTAAGCCCAGACCTATTCAAGAAGAGAACAAAGTTCCAAATCCGGATTATATTCCAGAACAAAATGAGACCATATTAAATAATAAACAACATGTTCGCAGATATACTGGATATAAGCCCAAAACTGTTTACGAGGAAAAAATTCACAAGTTGAACTCAAAAAATCAAACAGAACGTGATTATCAAATGTTGGGAGAACAATATTCCAAAGAGTATGACGAAAATTTGGATTTCTTAGAGAGACTTATTAATGGAGGAAAAAATGCATCGGAGGCAAAAGCTTCGGGAGAACCTCATAGCAGGAGAGGAGGTTTACGTATCGTTATCAATAAAGGAATGTTCAGTAAATTTCAAAATTTTGGTAATGATGACAATGATGATGACGACGAAGATATTTTTGGACGCGGAAGAAATCGTGAAAGAAAGTCGGACAACTTTGAAGTAGTTACAAAGCACCCAATAAAATTCACAGATGTCGGTGGTTTTGATAAAATAAAGCTTGAACTTTCTCAATGTATTGAGTTTTTATCCAATTATACCAAGTATGCAAAATATAATGTCCGCGTTCCAAAGGGTCTTATCTTGGAGGGTCCTCCAGGAAATGGTAAAACTCTAATTGCAAAGGCACTTGCTGGTGAGGCAAAGACGGGATTTATTGCAGTTTCCGGTTCAGAATTTCAAGATAAATACGTTGGTGTGGGTTCTTCCAGAGTTAGAGAGCTTTTTTCTCTCGCAAAGAAGAATGTTCCATGTGTCATTTTTATAGATGAGATTGATGCTATTGGCAGGAAACGCTCTGGAGACGGCGAGTCATCTTCCAATGAACGTGATAGCACATTAAATGAGCTTTTGGTACAGCTAGACGGTTTCAAAAACAATACAGGAATCTTCCTAATAGGAGCAACTAATCGTGCAGACTTATTGGACCCTGCTCTTGTAAGACCAGGACGCATTGATAAGCGGATTTATATCGGTCTTCCAGATTCCGCCACGAGAGAAGCCATCATTAATATTCACACCAAGGGTAAACCATATGACGATTCCATTGTTATCAAGGATATGGTTGACCTAACCCTCGGTCTCTCTGCAGCTCAAATTGAAAATCTTTTCAACGAGGCAATGTTAAATGCGCTCAGATATAATAAGGAAAAAATGACATCGCAAGATATTGATATCATTATGAATAAAATGATGGCAGGCTGGCAGCCGACAGACCACCAATTTACATCTGATATTATTGACCACATTGCTATTCATGAAATGGGTCATGCTGTAATGGGTCTTGTGGCGAAACATCATTCAAAAATGACCAAAGTTATTATCAACTTGTCGTCACCAAAAAGTCCAGCTTACACTGTATTTGAGGGTTCTACTTCTAGTATTTACACGAGAGAAGCCCTTTTTGAACACTTGGCAATCCTATTGGCCGGTAGAATTGCAGAAGAAATATTTTTTGACGTTAGCATTACAACTGGCGCAATTAATGACTTTGAAGAGGCATTCAAGTTGGCTGAGAAGATGATTGTTTATTATGGGATGGGAAAGCATAAGATTATTTACCCCAGTTTAAGTGACAAATATAAGGAAATGATTGATAATGAAGTCGCTGACTTGATTGATGATGCAAACAAGTATGCTACGTTTATCCTAAAGAACTGCAAGGAACTAATGCTAGAAGGCGCCGAGATGTTAAAGAGAGATAAGATTCTAAAGGCCGAACAAATGATTAATTTGATTGAGACCAAATATAGCGACCTATTTGATTTAAAGTATTGCAAAGAAGATGAATAATATTTGCTTATTATATAATGGACCTTTTACCTCCCTCCTTTTATGCACACATTCTTAATGGGATTCTTTTATTTATTGCATTAATTGTTATAGCTTTGAATTATTCAAAATTAAATAAATATGAACATTATCCTGGAAGCACTGCAATATTAATTTTATTATTATCTATTGCCGTTGGAGTGCATGGTATATCTCATTTGGGACTTGAACGCGTTTATGGATATAATCCCATAAAACTATATTCTCAATAAAAATAAAAAATTGATTATATTTTTATACTTTAATGATGAAGCAACTCATCTGTATTATGGCGCTGGCGTTTACACCAGAATTAGTGCATGGATTTGCTAGTTATTTTAGAAAGTGTGTTCGCGGATATCATCTTCTCAATGCTGAACCTATTAAGGAAAGTGTTTGGGAGGCAATTAATACCCAAATTTTGACACATGCTGGATGCATTATTTACTCGCAAGCAAGTGGTTCTCATTCGCCTGGAAGTGATATTTCATGTAGCGCTGGTAACTTTTCTAATAAATCTGTCAAATACGAGACTGCTTCTAAAGACCATTTTAACATTAGTTCTTATCGTTTAACATGCGTTTGTTCATCCAGTGATCCAGGAAATATAACAGATATAATTGCTGAAATAAATAGAAGAAAAAATTTTCAATATTACTCCATTATTGCACGGGAGGAACAATCAGATAAAATTCTGTATGATTGGTTTATTATTTCCGCAGACCATCCTTTAATGGATCCATCGTCTTATACATGGGTGCCTCTTATTGGTAAGCGGGGAAAGAATAAAGATTCTCAAATAGGCTGGAAAACAGAACCAATTAATGGTTCTAGTATGAGTATTACATTCAGTTTATCATCTCAATTATGGTTGTCTATTTCTCTCACAGAAGAAATGAGACAAACTTATATTGTTGCTACTACCCAAGTGAAGAAACAAACAATCATGGATTATATCCAACTCTCTGAAAACCATCCAGAAGAGGTAGAAATCTAAGAAATAAATATTTTAATATTACCACATATTCGCCAACTGCCAACCCATTCTTTAATATTAAAATGTTTTCTTTTTTTAAAACGTTGTGATAAAGGTTTATTATATGGTTTTTTTCGTTCTAATTTACTAATATACACATAGTAAATATTCATTTTCGTTATTTATTTATTCAATTAAAGTTTTACATTCAATTTTAAATTTAAATTTAAATATAATTAAGTTGAGAAATACACTTTTGTGCCGCTTTTAATATTTAACTCGCGACATGTTCCACCAAGCATTTCTAATACAAGATTGCCTTTTCCTGGATAACTTTTACAATCATATGTGACACAAGGTGGACAATTATGATGAATCTTGCTTATTTTTCCATTTTTTATGAAAATAATGTCTAATGGAACTATACAATTCCTCGTCCAAAAAGAAGATTCGTCATTGTTCATAACAAATAATAAAGCATCAAATTTGCCATCAAATTTTTTACCCATCATTCCCAAATTAATTTCTAATGTGGTTCTTAAAACTTTTGTCTTCAATATTTGTTGATTTATATGTGTTTGAATATACATATATTAATCTGATATTATTTTTTTGTCTCTTTCTCATCTGATATAATTTTATTCATTTCAGCTATTTCTTTAGTCTGAACATCTACAATTCTTTTTGCAAAATCGCGAACTTTGGGAGAAATATTAGGTTTATCTAATAGATTTTTACTAGTAAAAAGAGCCATATCGTGATGTTCAATCATCTCTTTTAAATAACCAACCTCGTTAATAGCAATCTGTTTTCTATAAAGCCATAAAGAAATAATAAAGCAGATAAATAAAGGAATATAATATTGATAACTAACAGTGCTATATATTAAATCATGCATTAATGCTTCTAGAATACCCATTATAAATGCCATACAAAAAGATAAGTAAACCTTACTTAAATTATTTGTAATATTTCCAAAATTATACGACATAACATTTGACATAAGAAAATAGTGTGTAATAAAGCCTGTAATAATCATATAAAAAACAGAAAATCTCAAATTCATTTTCATTTTCATAATGTTTTATTATATTTATAGATAAAAATTAATTTAACCTCTTTTTTTGTATTTACGGGTAGAGTTCTTCTTTGAGTAATAACTTAAGGTTTGTTTATTAGAGCCATTTTTTATAAATCTGAAAATCTCTGATTTCTTATCACATATTATATCAACAATATCTTGAAAATAACTGCGAAATTCCTTTCGCATTCTCGGTAATTCTTCAACACAAATCCATCGGATTTCAGCTTTTTCAAATATCTTGGTTTTTTTTATAATGGCTGGGTCAAGACGTTTTTGTAAGAAGCATTGGTTATTATTATAATAATATGGTAAAGCCTCATCGTAATTCATATTAAATATATGCATACGATAAGCACTATAACCGTTGGTATTATAATCAATATTGAATGTACCATTGCGTTTCAACATCTTTGACAAATCTGCGTCACTTCCTAAAAACCCAGTAAGCTCTTCTCCTCCTTCTCTAATAGCAGTTTGTATATATGTTTCATGATTATCAGTTCCTCCTCCAAAATCACTCCATCCAGGTGTGTCGCAATATTCATGCTCTTTACCAAATAAAAAATATAATTTGTTTTTATGAATACATGTTGGCAATATTCCAGCTCCCATAAATTAACGTAATATTATTTTTCTCTAGATAAAATATAACATGACGAAAACTAGAAAAAATATCAAACGTAATAAATCAATTAAACATAATAAACCAAATAAACACAATAAAGACAATAAACATAATAAAATTAGACCAAAAATAATAAAAAGCAAAACGCCGAGAGATATTGAACGAGTTAGTTTAGTTATTTCAAGCGCTTTAAACGGCAAATATGGATACCACGATTTAGCAAAAGGTATTATGGACCCAATACACGGGTCTAAGTCTTCATACACACCAACTATAAACGACCAATTGGTATCTTTGAAATCCATTCCAAGAGAGAAAATAGGAGACTGTAACAATGAAAATGCGTTTAAATTGAGGGAATCACTAAAAATTGCTATTCCTGGTTCAATGTATGGAAAATATTGTTTTAAATACACTGAACCTGAAGCAAAAAAATTCTTATTACATAATCTATCCGCAAACAAGCATATTAATCCAAGTGTAGTTGTTCCACCTATTCAAATACAGTCAAATTGCTGGTTTAATACAATGTTTGCAACACTTTTTATTAGTGATAAAGGTCGCAAATTTTTCCATTATTTTAGAGAGTTGATGATAGAAAGTAAACAAGCAAGCGGTGCAAAAATACCAGAAAAACTTGCAGATGCATTTGCTCTTCTTAATTTTGCAGTTGAATCAGCATTAACTGGTTCAAAATATGCATATGAGTTGAATACAAATAGCATAATAAAACAGATATATGAAAGTATTCCAGACCATTACCATAAAAATATGCCATATTTAGTGGGTGTAGATGAGGCTAGTAATCCCATTAGATATTATGGCAGTATTATAAATTATTTGGATGAACATTCATTACAATTCTTATTTGTTTCCAACTTAGAAACTGATTGGAAGAGACGTATCAGTGCGGATATAAAGGCTCTTGCACATAAACCACATATTATTATACTTGAAATTTTTGACAAGGCGTCTGAATCATTGAATAAACCGGAGACATTCAGAGTAGGAGAAGCGGAATATAAATTGGATAGCTGTGTAATTAGAGATACAACTCAGCAGCATTTTTGCGCAACTATTACATGTGAAGGGGAAGAAATGGGTTATGATGGAATGAGCTTTCACAGATTGGTTCCAATGAAATGGAAAAACACAATAAATACAAATAAAACATGGGGGTTTGAAGGTTCAAATGACACGGACGGAACACCTATGAAATGGTCATTTATGAATGGATATCAATTATTATTATATTATCGTGTAAAATAATGTGACTATATGGTTTATTATTTTATTCTCATATATTAAGTATGACTTTAACAAGAAAAATAAACTATAAAACTCATAAAAAAACAAGAAGACAGAGCGGAGGTGGACGTTTTAGTGATTTTATAAGGAGCTTTTTTTCAAGAGGGCCTGCACCTCGGTCTTCAGGTCCACCGCCTTCAGGTCCACCGCCTTCAGGTCCACCACCAATACCAGCAGATATAGTTAGATTATTTAATGCAAGAATGCCGTGGCGAATAGCACCAACATCTACATATTACGAAGTTTTAAATGTAGACCCGGATGCAGATGAAGCGGTTATAAATAGATCATTTACAAGAAATATAGCTCGTCAACTTCATCCAGATAAATTTTCAACGGATCCTACAAAAGCCGCAGAATACAATCCTGTATTTCAAGCGGTTGTTGGTATGAGAGATATATTAATAAACCCACAGACAAGAGCTCGTTATGATGCATTATTAAGAATGTATCCACCTACACCTCCACCTGCAGGTTCACCCCCACCTCCACCTGCAGGTTCACCCCCACCTCCACCACATCCACCTCCACCTCCACCACCTCCACCACCTCCACCACCTCCACCACCTCCACCACCTCCACCACCTCCACCACCTCCACCACCTCCACCACCTCCACCACCCCCACCACCACCTGCAGGTCCAGGTCCTGGATTAGATTTGAGTTTTATGGCTACAAATCAGCCCAATCCACTTGAAAGGCACCAAAATGGCCCAATTCCTCAACCAATTATCGGCACACGTGTTGGAACTATAATTCAAGGTTTTATGCAAGATATTAATGATGCAATTAATGATGGAAGATTAGCTAATGACAACCCTCAAATTATATCTGTTTTAAATTTTTGCACTGATATGCTTAGTTATCCAGAATCTTCCAATTTAGAAAATTATATGTTATTAATAACTTTATTTACTAGTGATGAACAGCAAAATGATTTGATAAATAGATTAAACGTGGTTTTAAATGAAAAAAAATTAAGAGAAACAAAAAGTAAACTTGGCTTTACAGATAATTTTAATTTATTAAATATAATTCAACTAACTATCCCTGGAGTTGCAGTAGACCCTACAAGAATACGTCCAGACCGATTATTATCTCTCATGGTCCTATCTTCAAGATTATGTCCAATATATAAATTAAGAACCAATCCTGAAGCAGAATTATTCAGAATGTTAAATAATTTATTTAATTCCGGTGATGGTCCAAATTTTGATGCGAACAATATATTTAGAGTATTTTTAAATTTTATTACGACAAGTCCAGTAATAACAATAGATTATATAAAAAACTTGATCAATGGAAAAACCGTATATGACATTTATAAACGTAATTATTTTGAAGAGGAAACTGTGATTTCAGAAAGATTAATCAAAGAAAGACTAAATAATTGGTTAAGAATATATAATACTGTGCAGACACCAATTTCATTCTTATTTAATAAATATTCAAATGAGGTAAAGGCAAGAATGAATAGAAATGCAGGTATATGTAATGTAATAGCAAATTTCTCCGACAAGTTAGGAAAGCCAACAACACCAGCACCATTATTGCCAAAATCCGTTTTTAATATTGATGAAAATGATGATGTAGACTTTGACAAGCTGAATTCGTTCTTAAATAATTTAGGCCCAGTTGCAGCAGCATCAGGTAAAAAACCCAAAAAAGGTAAGAGGTCCTCTTCTTCTGCATAAAAAATAATTTAACATGTTATTATATGAAGTTATTTTTTCATATAATATTTGCGTTATTTTATGGAGCATTATTTGCGTATAATAAAGATGTTTCAAACACTGCAGTTTGGTTAAGTGGTGCAGCATATTGTGGAATGGATAATTATAAAACAATGAAGTTATCAGGTCCAGCAACTAATTTCATTGTTGAAAACGTATTATACGAACCCAAAACAGACCTGCAGGGTTATATTGGAATACTTAAATCAACAAATACAATTTATATTGTATTTCGCGGCTCATCATCAAAATTAAATTGGATGGCTGATTTTGAGTTTACAAAAAGAGAATATGATACATATTCAGATTGTGAATGTAAAGTTCATCACGGCTTTTATGATGCAACAGAAAATTTAAAGGACCAAGTAATAAATTTGGTGAGAGAAATAAAGTATAAAACGGGGTTCTCAAGTGTAATAGTTACTGGACATTCACTGGGTGCTGCTATTGCACAGCTAATAGGTATGGAACTTTCAGCAGTAGATATAAAAAATCAAATATATAACTTTGGGCAACCTCGCATAGGAGATGACAAATACGCTAAATTTGTAAACGTTATTTCAAAAGAACTAGTGCGTTTTACACATGATAAGGATATGGTTCCTCATGTGCCGCCGCGGGAGTTTGGCTACCTACATTCATGTAGGGAAGTTTTTGAAGATAAATACGGAAAATTGACAGAATGTAGCTCGGCCGAATGTGAAGACACCAAATGCGCTGATCAATATCGCTTATCACAGACAAATACTGAAGACCATAGCATTTATTTGGGTCATTATTTGGATTGTGGTAATAGCACTTTTTGGTAATGAGAAAAGGTGTAAAGTTATTTTGATATATTTATATATATAATAATAATAATATGACAAGTAAATTGGAAAATAACATCATAATAAAGAAAAAAATGTATTATGATGAATATGAAAAAATATATGGTTATGGTTTTTATCCCAAATTGATGTCCGATGGGATTGGAATTTGCACTTGTAAAAATACAACTATTTCCTTTAAATTAATTGTATATAAAATAAATCAAGAACGCGCTTGGATTCAAATAGATAACTCTGTTATATATGGTTTTGACCAAAATAATGGTATTAAATTATTGTATTCTTTAAACAAAGAAGCAAACGTAGAAGCAACAAGTATTCTCAATTGTGGTGGCCGAATCATTTATCCTGTAATTCCTTACTTATCCACTTATAGAGCAATTTCTCAAAATATGAAGTATTAAAGTGGTGCATTATCATCCTTTTTATATCTTAACAACCCAATTATCTTCTTAGTTGAAAAAAAATAAAATATGCATCCCATAATAGCACCAATAACACTTCCGCATATTACCTGTAAAATTGTGTGATTCTTATATTTTACACGTTGATAACCAGTATTTAATGCAATTGCTAGATATATTGCAGCAATAATTGGGTTTCCTAGTGCAAAGAAAATAAATACAACGGAATAAAATGCACTTTGAGCATGTCCAGACGGCATTCCATATAAATCAAAACCAATTCGTTTTCCTTGAGCAATATAAGCGTTAAATATACGCAAGTCTTCATTTGGGCGCGGCTGTTGAAAAAAACCTTTCAATATTATATTTAATCCACTATTTAAAAAATATCCAATTATATAATAAGTTAACAAGGTTGCCTTATTTTTAAGAAGTAGTATTGTTAATATAAGTAATATTAATGGACCTAAATAACCAATGTAATCAATAGTTTTTTCTATATAAGACAATGCGGTCATTGTGTTATATAATAATGATAATATAAAATCAACTAATAAAATTAATATTGGTATAGATTTTCGCTTAAAAGTGTAAAACACCAATCGCAACCATTTAAATTTACAATATTTCCTCTATCATCTAATAACTTAACTCGCAATCTACTTATATTGACCGGTCCAAAATAAATACGTTTATTGTCTTGCATTGAACCACCAAACTCAGTATTTACATCACCCATTTTCATATTACCTAATTTAATTGGTAAGATTGCAAACGTGTCTGAAACGACAGGAGCTTTTAATTTGTAGTTATAGGTCTTGCCATTATTTTTTAAAATCTCATTTATGGTGTAAATTTGAGATTGTGTTAATATTCTTGGAGCGCTTGGTAGAACACGAGGTGTTGGTGCATATGTTGCGTCCAATTTATCTATTATTAACGTTCCTGCATCCGCATCGTTTACCAGAGCTAAGCTATTATATGAAACATTTGTGCCGGCTGGGTTTGCTGGAATACAAGTATAAGGTAAATCTGGAGAATAATAACTAGGAAGTTTAACTACATTTGACGTTTCAGTAATACCAATTAATCCATTATTTATATGATTCTGGTTTAAATCATCTATAACTAATATAAAATATTTTGGTCCATATAACTCAGGAATTGCTATTGCATTATTACCAGTTTCTATTACATTCATAACCGGCACGCGAAATCCCAAGACCCATCCTAATGTCTGATTAACTGATAAAGACATGGCACAAACAGAATTACATGATAAATCAGCAGTAGGATCAAAAAAGGTAACGATTGTGCTAGTATCTACAGTCAATGGTAACCCTTTATAAGAATATGTCGCTCCATACAAATTGAGTGTAATTTTTGAATTATTTGGATTAATATAAACTGGCTGAATTGTATTTGGAGGAACGGGATAGCCAGGTATTGCATTAATCGTGCTAGTGTTTAATCCTGCTGCTGTTATACTTGCTGTTAAAGATGTAACAATTGATGTTGTAGAGTAATTTCCGGGTTCAATTGATATTTTTATACTGGTAATTGGTAATTTATTCTGGTTAATAAACGTTAACCAAAAACAAGTGTTTCCATAAATAGTATCAATTGTATACCAAGTATAGGGAATTGAAAATGAATATAGTCTTAATGAGATAACATTTAAAAGAGGTTCTGATAAATCTAATGTATAATCTGTTGCTGTTTCAGCCGGGTTGGTAGATTGACGGTATTGGCTATCCAAGACAATTATTCTTGATGTAGTATTTTTTAAATTTGGATTTAATACGTCTTGCGCAACAGGAATTGAAAATGTATTACTTATACCCAATTGCTCACGGTTCATTGGCAAATGAGGATTATTATAAACATCTATTTTTTGCTTTCTTTCAGTAATTTTATCTCTTTGTTGTGGATTAGCTTGCTTTAATGCCTCATTTTCATACCATTCGGTAGTTTGTCTTGCACTAGGATTTTTTTCATTATCATCATTATTGTTATCTTCAACATATTGCAGTAAGCTGTTCTGCATATCTGTAAAAAAATTAACCATTTCTTCATTATTTTCAGCTGTGAATTTTTCAATATAAAAGTCCGTTTTTTGAATAACTTCCTCAATTGTTGGGTCATTTTCTAAATCCAAAATAGTAAGCAATTCGGGTATAGTATAATTATCAACATTTGTATCTGGATTAGGCATATTTAATATAATATAACAGAATTTTTATATTAAAATAACCACGATTTCAAACTTAGTGCCTTTTTTTTAGTTCCTTTTTTTTAGTTCCTTTTTTTAAGTTCCTTTTTTTTAAGCTACTTTTTTTAGCTACTTTTTTTAGACATTCTCTTCATGTATTACCTTTTGAAAATATTGTTTGAATATATCACTCAACTCTTTTCGCACATTCTGTTCATTGAATACTTTATGTTTCAAAAGTTTTTCTGGAACTGTTGTAATTCCTGAGCCTCGTTTCATGTGTGTCTTTCCTTTAAACAATATTTGTTCAAGAGCTTTTACAAGTTCTGGATTATAATTCATTAAAACATTACGACTTATTCGGAAATCGCTACCGTAAATGTAGCGGTTATAATTACCTGTATCATACACTCTATGATATTTATCATATTTAATAATGTTGTAAATCAGACCAATTCCTTCAATCTTATTTGTTGTATTATTCATTTCCGAAATAAATACCAGAGTTTTGGGCGGGATTTTAGACGATAATTGACAAGGAGAACCATAAATACATCCACTAATATTTTTCTCTCTACGATAAGAACAATTTTCTTCCCAAGTTTGCTGATTAAATCGGCTTGAAGCAATTGTAATTGAATTTTCCATGTTTAGGTTTAGGTTTATATTTAGGCTTATCTCAATTTTATTCACATAATACGCTTCAATTTTATTTTTTAAATGTTTTATATTTATTAATGGATACAATTATCAATTCATTTCAAAATAAAACCTTAAAACGAATTGTAAATGTTTATCAGTTAAAATATGTAAATGGCGCTGCACAAGGTTTGGGTGATTATATAAGAGGATGTTTTTGTCTTATGCAAGTATGTTCTCTCTTAGGACTGGAATTTGACATGGATTTAACTAATCATCCCATGTCAAAATTTATCAATCAAGAAGATAAATCACCAAAATACATTGTGAATTATGAAAAGATTGCAAAATATGGAAATATAAATTACATTCCAATTAATTCAAAGGCTTTTAAAAAGGATTCCGTTAGATTTTTCAGTGAACTTATTAATAATCTGAATTCAATTGATTGTGATATTTTTTTTACATTTTGTAATAGTTTACCAATATTTGATAATTTTACTGATATTGGATGCCAATTTGTTCTTAGTAAATTAAGACCAAATGAGCTCATGCAAAAAAATATTTATACTTTTTTAACTGGATTAAATTTAAAACAAAAGCAATTTGCTGTTATTCATATTAGAAGCGGTGATAAATATATGTTAAATAATAATCAATTAAATCCATTTGTTCTTAAAAAAATAACAAACATCCTAGCAAAAAATATGAAATTAAGAACAAAATATTTGATTCTAAGCGACAACAATCAAATAAAACTTTTATTAAAAAAAATTTTTCCTAATATTATTATTCAAATATCTAATATAATTCATTTGGGAGAGTGTGACAATCCAAGCGACCAAGCAGTTATGGAAACTTTATTGGATTTTTATATCATGTCAAACGCATTTCAAATCATTAGTTTTTCCCCTTATAATTGGGGTTCAGGATTCAGTCAATGGTGTGCAACGTTGCATAAAATACCGTTTCTTCAGTTTCAAGTATTGGATTATTTGAGTTAAGTTAAAAAATCATTCTTTGCATACGCTGATTTATGGTAGCACCCCCAACATACATATTATGGCTCCCATGAAAGTATTTGATTTTATTAGATTTTGAATACGAATTTGGATGGCAAAAATAAAACAATAATTCTCCCCATAATGGCAAATCACCCCATCTAAAAATATAAATATAATTTGTCATTTTTACACTTTCAATATACTTTTGAGCTAGTGTATTTATTCTCAGACGAGCAAGATTTAATCCTATAACGTTTGTATATGGACCCGACGGATTATGTGGGATAATTGGATTGTTATTGGTATTGATAGTTTTATTATTTTCTTTAATAAATTCTTGAGTAAATTTGTTTAATCCATGCGTAACAAAATCTTGGTCTCTTGTCCAAGTTCCATATATGGCTGTTTTATTTTGAAGTTCATTAAATAATTCATGAACATTAAATTCTATAACGCAATCTTCATCTATGCGTAAAATCATATCGTATTCTTCCACAAACTTCCAGAAATCCACAAACCAAAATGAACACATGTGACGATAATTTAATCCAAATGCAAGAGTTGGTCCAAACATATGAATTTCTTTTTTTTCTTCCTTAAAAGCATGCTCTTTAATGCATTTAAAAATGAGATTAAGTGTTGGTGTAAATTTGGAAATATATTCTTGGTGCTGTGCTAATATATTTCCTTCATGAAAAATGACTATATCCATTTCTTTAAGAACTCCCAAATTTTTAGCAATTGAAATATTTCTTCTGATAAGAGTTTTATATTTTTGAACGTCTTGATAACCTCGTGTTAAAACTACTACTGCAATTTTTTCCATTTAAATTATGCGTTTTATTAAAATTTTGAATTTTACTAATTTCATTATTTGTTTTTCTTTTTACTCTAGAAGAACCTCCTTTATCTTATCCTCCAGACACTGGTACCTAGGATTGTTCAAATGCTCCACAAGGATGGACCAAGGACTGCATCCCTGAAGAGCATCCAAACCCTTCTCGCAGAATAGGTTGATAAGAGCAGGGCTAAACCCAGACATCATGCTTACATTCCTTTGCGAGGATAGACAAGGAAACCCGCTAGTGGACCGCAAGTTCCAGAAGAGGATATGAGGAGGCTTAAAAGGCTTTCCCCAGAGCCTGATACCTGTATCAAAGTACTTTGTTTCCATAGACTGGTAGAATGAATCCATATTTGAAGGGGCATTAACATTTGGATCATCAATCTGCATATCCGAGAAAATGGCAAGAATCATACCTTCAACCTGGTCAGGGTTCAACTTCTTCTCAACAATCGCGTCAAGAATTCGGTCAAAGGCACTATGGAAGTTGGTGGAGTAACCGACCTCTCCATTTTGGAGAACACGAATCATATCCACGAAGTTATCACATCCATCCAAATTGTGCCAAGTAGGATTTGCACTAAAAGACATGACTCGTTTACCAATGACGGACTTTTCAGCGACTCTACATCCAAGAGCCATTGCTACGTGACGAGGGTCGCCATCCATGGAACCAGAAAAGTCTAACATTGCGACCATCGGTGCAAGTGCATTTATATGAGTTGCATTATTGCGCCACTGCGAGTTGAGAAGGTCAATCTCGGTCTGTATATCATGTGTAAGATTACCGTATTTAGACCTATTAATTAAGTCTAGTGCCTGAATAGTGAATGTGTTCAACCCAGTGCGTTTACCCTTCATCTCCACCTCGCCAGTCACAGCCTTTTTGATGCGAGCAGTAAAGTTCTCTGCACATTGAACACGATCCTCCGCATCGGAACGCTGAGTACCGTCTTTCTTTTTGTTCAGAAAAGCCGTCTTCTGCTTAGAAATGGTAAGAGACGTCGTCTTTGCGTGGTCAATTTTAGCCCAAGTTCCATCACACTGGTGAATCTGCGTAGTGTCAAGCTCTTTATTAAGATTTGCAAGTAGCTTACGGAAGTCCATCTTGGCTTTATTAACAGCTCGGTCAATCTGCACATTGGTCCTTGCTGTCTCAATATAGTTGTTAAAATATGCAACCGCGAGCTCATTGAAAATCCAGCCAAATCGGTGGGATTTGGCGCGAGGCACCCACTTGGCGGCAAGTGACTTCTTCTCGGCACTAATATCTAGGCGAAGCTGGCCAATCAAGAGTTGGAATGCGTGCTGTATTAAAGGGTCAGAAACAGCGACGCCATTGGACCTACAATAGCTACAAAAATACTTGATGTCCTTCCATGAACCATATGGGTGACCATCAGATGAAACAAACTTAGTCAAAACAAAACGAGCAAGCTCTGGATAGAACTCATTCCAAACTAGAATCTGCATATATGCAAGTGTATACTCTCCCTTTCCGTCAATAATGTCACGAGTTTGTCCAACCATTTTATATGCTACCGTCATTAACTCTACAAACTTTTCTTTTGAGATATCCTTACACTCATTAATATTAAGCAAAACCTGCCTGAGCATTTGCCTATGTGATTCAATTTTTGCTGAATCACAGCGAGTGAACTGAAAGCTCAATTGAAAAATTTTTTCCTGTAAGTCGCTGGACCACGAATATTCTGCGTGTCCCTTCTCACCGACCTGCATTGTCGTATAAGAGTCAAGAGCGTTTAAGAGTGCTGCCATGTTACTTTATAATGTGGCTACGTCTTTAAACCATTTTGCGATATGTTCTACGTCTGTTAGCATGAATGGTCTTAATAATTATTCTCTTTGTTTGATTATGTGTATGAGACTCATTCTTTTTATCATTTATTTGTTTTTCATAAAAAATAATTATAATGTCATTTAAATCTTGAAACATAGATATGGATTTATTTAATGTGATGGCATCAATGTTTTTAACTGATTTTAAAAAGTTGTATGATTCATCGTGCTCAATATTACTCTTGATATAATAAGTAACATCAGAGGGTTCAATGTCAATATTATATTTCAATATAGATAAAACACTGTAGTTTATGTTAGAAAGTTTATTGTTTTTTTTAAGTATTCCAATTAATTCTTCCCTTGAAATATAATTTGGAGTTCTTAATAAGACTGTTTCTTCTTTTATTTTTTCAATGTTGCTTTCTTTATTAACATAAACATAGTGAAATTTTATATGTATTATGTCTTCAGCGTAAAATGTCTTATAATTATTATCAACTGACTCAAATTCTTCTATCCATTTAGTGTCTAAATCCATTTTATCTGATGTATCTGCATCTAAGAACATATTGAATTATGTGCATATAATTCAATATAATTTTTAACGTGTTATTAATTTAATATAAATCATAGTATTCCGGATTATCTTCGCTATACTCATCTTTATTTGCTTCTTCAACAGATTCTGTGTCTTCATCCGTGTTGTATTCATAATATTTGTCATCTTCTCTTCTAGGTATATAATATATCCTCTCATATTCACCTTCACCATACAAATTGTTATATGTAATTCTTTCAGTTTCTCTCTTATCTATGAGTTTTTGGAATACCCGTTGCGCACTAGTGTGAAAATCTTCGTCAACCTCATTACGAGCATCATGTTTTTCTATGACCAATTTTCTATTTTTATCGTAATAAATATTAACCCAACCTGGAGTCAAGTTATATTTAACTGCATCTTCATCATCACTCTTTAATATCGCATTCTTATATTGCATAACGTTTTCATTTTCATTTGAAATCTTGCTCTTATTTTTTGATTGTTCTTCTACTATTAGTTCTGGAAAATCCGCCTCTTTAATCTCAAATTTTTGAACAACTGGTTGACTGTTTGATCTGAAACTATTTGATAAATAATTACGGTCATTATTTCTATTATTTGGCTTTTGCTCTGTCTTAAATATATTGCTCATTTTATTTTGAAATGCTTCGCACTAAACCTTGAAGTTTAAATTAATATTGTATTAGCCTCTAAGCATTTATCAATTATTAATTAAATAACATTATTTTCATTAAATAATGATTTAAAGAAAACACACAATATATTACTATCTCCTAACAGCAACCTTATAGAATTCTGTCGTCAATTTGCGTCTTTGCCGAGCACTTCACATCATATATATTTACAGGAGATCGCAAATAAAAAATAAAAAATAAAAAATAAAAATGGGGGCATAGAAACAGGGAAATTATAATGGAGGTGAGTAAAAACAAAATATTCAAATCGGTTTAAATATTTTGTATTGATATATTTATATGGAAAACAATTTCACTGAATTCAATAGTATAATTAGATTGTTAATGCAGGACATTATAACAAATGATGTATATTTGCCAGTTACAACAAGTTCCCCATCCCAAAGAGCATTACAATCAAGCTTATATGATAGAAATCCAATAAGGCATGTTATAACTGAACAAGTTAAAAACACTCTTATACCAATAAAATTCAGAGAAGCAAATGATATTGAAAATAATTTAAAATGTGCAATATTATGCGAAACCTTCAAAGACGATGATGATATAATACAGTTACCATGCAATCATTGCTTCTTTGTTGAACCTATTATGAAGTGGCTTACAAATGACAGCTGCGAATGTCCAGTTTGTCGCTATAAATTTGACTCTATGGAAAAAAATACGAGAGAAGAAAAAGAAGAAGAAGAAGAAGTTATTGAACATATTGAAGAAAATATAGAAGATATTGAAGAAATTGAAGAAGATATTGAAGAAGATATTGAAGAAAATATTGAAGATTTTGAAGAATTTTATAATGATTTTGCTTATGAACAATTAAACATTGGGAATTTTTTAAATTTTATTAACAACTCATACAATATTTATAACAGCGAAACCATATCAAACAATAATATTTACCCAACAATTCTTAACCAAATAAATCTTAATATTATTGAAGATTCTTCATATAACGAATTGGATTAAATATCATCTACATTGATTTCTTCATCTTCATTAATTGTAACCAATGGATCGTTAATATTCCCTGTGGGAACTCTTTGCTTCATGAGATTGAAGTACTCATCCTCTGTTGCATTATCTGTAAATTCAAGCTCATCATTGGCTTGTCCAACTGTATTTGTAAACTTGTGATCCCTTTCAATAAAATCACAGAATCCTCCAAGAGTTTTTAGACGTTCCTTATCCAAATCACTGTAAACCTCAAGAAGGTCACAGTTTTCCAACTTTTTATCATCTTTGGTTCTTTCGGCCTCAAAATCACGACCTCCAACTAGAACCCATACACCATTTTTTACCATATTATCACGCATACCTCTTCCGCGAAACTTGCCACGAATATGACAAAGACGTTTCTTTCCATCTTTACAAATTACATGACACATGCCATTACCTAATGTGGCGACCACTTGAGCATAATATTCATATTCATCTTGCGAAAATCGCGTTGCTTTATTTACTATCTTGGCACTTCCACCAGCAAATTTGCGTGCCTGAGATTTATGACCAGAACCACCTTTTGTGTTTTTAACCATTTTGCCTTGTATTTGTTGAGATTATTTTTTGGGCTTGTTTGCATTTCAATTTTTATTTTATAAATGAAATAAAATTAAAAAACAAATTTGTTTCTGAAATAAAAATTAAATGCTTTTTCTCTCACTAATCAAATATATCTATTCTAAATATGAAGATATAGATATGATGCTTTATTTTAATAGTTAACCTTATCAAATTCTTCAAGAAACTCTGCGTCTGGAATATATAAACCATTTTTTTTATGTTCTTCGTAAAATTGTGTCCAAGTTCTCTCTTGTCTAATTGGCTGAATGTTTTTATTTTGTGTTTCAGTCTTTTGTTCGTCAGATTCATAATTATACTTGTTATAAAAGTCCTCAAAATAATCGTCATTTGGAAAATCCAGACGCTTTGTCTCATGATTGGCTTGCCCTTTGAAAGCTTCAACACGTTCTTTCCAAACAGGTGAACCAATTGCATAATAATCCCAGTGATAGTAATATGCATCCTTTACATCCAAAGTTTCTCTCTTTAACTCAAACAATGAGAGATAGTTTTCCGCGTCAATTGAGTGTATTGTTACAAGTGGAAGGATTTTATATGGATAGAAACTGTTATCATAATCAGATTCCATAGTATTGTGCTTCAGAATTTCTTGGTCTTCCATAATAAGATACAGATTTTTCCCCATTTTAAGATTTTGTTCGCGAGAGAACATCAGCATAACATTTGCAAGCGCAATATGTTTTTCACAAACATTTTTCAAACCATGGTCAACCTTTACTTTTCTCTCTTTGAAATATTCGGAAATTTGCTCTAGAGCCGTGTTTAATGCCTGTGTAGTCGTGCATTTATTAAATATATAATCTGCAATATTAAGGTAATTTTTCTGGTCCAACCACTCGGTCAATTGTGAACATGAATCATTTTGATTTTCAATCTCAAAGTTGTTAACAATGTGCCTCAATAAAAAGACGTCCATGTTATGAGGTCGCATTGATAAATTATTCACAATAATCCCAATTGCTTTGTGCTTTTCAATAGAATCTGCTGCTTTGCTCCATTCTTTTTGTTTTTTAATGAAATACTTATAGAAGCTTGGATTAAGCGTATAATAAAAGTCAAAATAGATTTTCAATAAGAAGCTGAATAACTCTTCTTGAAACCCTGAATAATATAATTCGTAAGCCCAAAACAAACTTTTTTCGCTTTTATTAAGCATACTTACAAGAAGTGCGAGGTGCACTTCATCCTTGATATATAAATACCTTGTAAATGTAAATTGAGATGCATTAATTGACATAATTGTTTTCTTTTTATTAATCATTATTTTTAACAATACTTATGTCAATTTTTTTGTAATTGTTTTTTATTATTTTTATTTATCGTTTAACTTTATTTAGTTGCGTTGATTTCTTTTCTCAATAAAATATATAATAATGGCTAACGCTTGGTTGACATTAGTGAAAAAGACTTTTGACATTGGTCGCGGAAAAGACAAAGACTATTCCTATAAACAAGCTATGATTGATGCAAAGAAGGCACATGATTCTGGTGCTGGCACAAAGGTTGAAACAAAAGAAGTTAAACCAGCTGGAGAGAAAACTCCCGAAGGAACTTCTGATATGGAGACAACTGGAAAGGCTAGAGGAACAAAGAAGTCCAAGAAGAGTGGAAAGAAGTCTAAGAAGAGCATGAAGAAGTCCAAGAAGAGTGCGAAGAAATCAAAGAAGACCAGAAAGTCTCGCAAATAAAGAGATAAGCTGGTCGTAATCTTGTTTATTAGTATTATACAATATATCATTGAATAATGATATGTTTTGCAAAATACTAGGACGTTTATCAGGAATTGGATGGATGCCAAGTGTCAGAAGCTGAGAGAACCGGGAAAAGAATGAATGCTGGGGAAAACCTTCACGTCCTTTAAACATATCTCTCAATAAAACCAGAAAAAGTGTGCTTATTCCATAGTTGTTCCAAGTAGCACAATTTTGTAACATTTCATTAATTATCAAATGTTTTGGTTTGTTAGTCAAGGATTGAAGAGAGAAAAGGGAGGTTTCTTTATATTGGTCTAAAAAAGCTTTTGAAAAGCAATTTAAAGAAGCAACACGCCTCCGACAATCCTCGCAAATCTCTTCAATATTCAAAAAAGATAGGCTATCCACTCTATTATCTATTAAAAAACAAATTACGTGTGCTTCCAGCGGTAAAAATACGTTTTTTGCCTTATAATCAGAAAATAGATTACTTTTTCTCTCTTCATTCATTGTTGGAAAGTGAAAACAATCTTCAAAACTACCAATGACAGGCAAATTATCTCTGAAAACTAGTGTTGACGGATGAAAATTCATATTTACAATATTTGCATTATTTAATAGATTTGCGCTTTCCAACAAATGTTTATAACTATTTATTAGTTTCAAAAACTCTTTTCTCTCTTTAATTGTATTTATGTTATCCATTTTGTATGATTTATTTGTTTTATCTGTAATTTTAATCTTTATTATGTTCTCCCCCAATTCGCTAGATTTCTTACGATTAGCATAAAAAACATCGGAAAATGACTGGCTTCCTGGAATATTTAAACGTGTTAACAGAATATGTGAATTTTCTTCGGTTATTGGTTCACATCTCTCAAAATTCTCATCGTCTATTTCCGCCAAATTTACAAAAGAATTTTTCAAAACTGGAGCAAAATATCTTGAATAATTCGGGATTTTTAATATTCTTTGTGATATTTGAATCTCATTTAGAGAAAAAAAACTCGTTCTTACTATTGAAGTTGTGTGTTTTTTATTAGGTTTTATTTCATTTTTTTTCGTTTTTATTGGTTCATGTAAATATGGTCCAAGTAACATTGCGTTAATTTATAATATAATTATCGCAACCTATTTATTTCGTTATTGATATAAAATATCTATTTTTGTAAGTCTTTTTAATTTTATTCATGATTTCATAAGAATCCATGTCATTTTCCAATAGCTTTGCTATTTCCTCCTTCAGTTCTTCTGTATTTGTTTTACAGAAATCAACAAAGCCGTCTGACGGCTTATATTCTTGTGAATTTCTTCCATTCAAAATATGTGCGTCCATCGCATCTAGAAGTTCCTTATGGACTCCCAGATATTTTCTACGTTCCTTAGGCTCCGGCTTAGAGGTGCCCTTCTTTCTGAAGTAATAACGCGCGCTCTTGAACATCTTATCCAAGACGTCGCCATCATAGCCTAGGTTATTCAACCTGGCAACCTCCCTTTCAATAAGGTCTTCCTGTTCTTGCGTCCAAATTTCCCAAGCTTCTTTAAACGACTTTCTGTCATCATATTGATGAACCTTTGAAAACTTATACATCTCGTCCATGAAGTTTTGCGTAAATTTAAAACGATAAATGAACGTGTTCAAATTATCATCGCTTTTAATCCTATCTGGTTTTTGGGAATTTGACATTTCACTTCCATCCAAATAATCATAATCTCCGAAAAGAATGGTTCTGTTATTACAATCATCGCAACTGATAATATCGCTATTTGTTACTATTCTAAAATCTTCTTTCATGTTGTGTTATCAACTGATATATTATAAGTTTATTTTTGATTTATTTTCATTTTTTATTTCAATTTTTTTAGTATTCCAAATAATATAAGAATTCATCAAGTTTTGATTATTTTATATTTATTAGTTATAGCTGTATGAATTACCCCAAAAGTTATATGCTTTCTACACGAGTCTTTTTAGACACCTTCAATCAATGCTATAAAAATATCATTGTGATAAATCTGCCTCCAGAAGGCCCGCTTGGAAAAATAGTCCGACGTTTACAAATGCCTCCTTTGTCCCCGTTTAATGCACCTGGACCTTGTTTAACCAATAATAACTGCGCGCTTGCATTACTCTCTCTTAGAGGCGGTTGTTGTGGTCTCATGAGCGACGATGAAATTCCTGATTTATTCTCTTTTTTATTATCCAATGGCTATAAAATTGATACCAGCTTAACCAAAATGATGAACCAGAGTGAGATAAAAATTAATAATAATAGTAATATTCTATGTTTTATCACATATTCATCTGGTTAATGTCTATAAGATGATTTGTATCCAATTGAAATAAAAATAAAGAAAAAATTGACTTAATAATAATACGTTTTTATTATTATTAAAGCAAACACAATGTCTGACGAAGAACTGTCAAAATACCCTCAGGAAGTCCAAGAATCCATCTTAAAATATTTGGAACAACTTGGCGATAAAGAACGTATCGCGTATTCTATTGCAAAAGAACATCTCGGAACCTCTTTCAATGTTTTAAAAAGCATCGGATATATAACTTGGAAAAAAGAGCAAACAAAATAAAAAGAATGGGGACTTTAGCGGAACCTCAATTTACGAGATAACTTCTTCCTGATTCTTTTGAATTTTCTTGATGCTCCGCCTCGTCTAATAGTAGCAATTTTTGCAATACTAGAAACTGGTATTTTTGATGCCATTTTTGAAACTGGAATAATTTTATCCACTGCATTAAATGCATTTATACCTTGATTTGTTCTATTGGCAATCGTTTTTGCCTCTTCCATTTTTTTCTTGATTGCATCCTCTGTTTTTACGATACCATCAGCAAATGATGTGGCAGTTTTCATTCCAGCTTCAACTATAGCTTCTCCGGCAACTGCAGCTTTATCTATATCTCTTATAAGACCAATCCCTGCACCAATTCCTGGTATAGCTTCCGCTGTATTCAATGCAATATTCACTGCAGAGTCGCCTACTTTTGATAACATTTGCTCACCGATTTGCGATGTTTGGTCTATAACTTGATTTATTGCTGGCTCTGCCGCTTCTATCACTGTTGCCGCTGCATTTGAAACATTTCTAGTAGCTTCTGCAAGCTCACCCACAAATTCGGGATTATTCAACTTCTCATTTGCCTTTTCAACAATATCCTTTGCTATTTCTACAGTGTTTCCAATCGCTTGTGTAACAGTTTCTTTAACTTCTGGACTATCCAACTTTTTATTTAATTCACCGACAATGAGAGAACCAACTTGATTTGCCTTATTAGCAAAACCTGATGCAATATTTGATGCAGTCGTCTCCAATTCTGATGACTTTTTTTCCATTTCTGATTTTATTTCTTCCCCTTCATTTATACGTTTAAATCCTAAGACTCGTGCACCTTTTTCCTCTAAGAAATTTAGTGTTCCTTTAAAAGCATTTGCAGCTGCTTCGCCGACAGTAGATAATAAACTCAGTCTTTCTCCTATGTCGGATTGATTTTTTTGTGTCTTATTAATTGCGCCTCCTCTCTTTGTGTAGTTTCTTCTTGTTTTTACAGTCATACTTATATTATGAATAGGTTATTTTTTATTGGCTTTTCTTCATTTTCTTAAATTCCGCAAAACTTACCGCGTATCTTTTATCAACCACCTTCCTATCTATCTTCTTTAAAAAATTAAAATTTGCAAGCTTCCCCTCAAAAGAATATCTATTTGCCCTTTCTTTTATTACCTTTTCTTCTTGAGGCTTGGTTTGTTTTGCTGTTGATGGTCGGTCTAATGGAACTGCCGCAACTTTTATACTATTGTCCTTATTATAATTTTTAAATTTGGCAAAAACATTCTTTGCCGGCTTATCGGTCGTAGTTGAAGATTTTCCACTGTATTTTTCTTCTTTTTCCTTTTGCTTTTCCTCTTCCTCCTTCTTTTTTTTCTCCTCCAACTTTTTCTCGGCTTCCTTTATTTCTTCCTCCATATCTACAAAAATTTGCTTGCATTTATAAGTCAAAATATATTTTCTAGCGATGACCTCCAAATAGCGATAAGGTAATGTGCTATCGCTGTAATATTCAAATGAAGTTTTGGAATTATTATAAAACATAATAGCATTTCCAACTGGGGTTTTTTCCATGACAATACAGTTCTTCAAGTTATCTAAACGTTCCTTCAGAATAAATTCTCTCGCAAATTTGTTAATATCTTCTTCCTCTATCTTTTTTTCTTCTAGCAATTCCTGCGCCTTTTTATATAGCTTTTGTTCGTTTTTAATGTTAGCAATTTCTTGCTCTATTCCCTCCTTCTTTTCTTCTTCTTGGTCTTCTTTTTTATATGCCTTCTCAACTTCCAGGTCTTCTAGACGTTTTTCAAAATATTCCAACTGTGTTTCCACGTGAGTCTTATCAGACTTGAGCTTATTCTCCATATTCTTCCGAATAATTACTCGCTGTTTCAGCTCCGTTTCTAATTCAGTCTCAGTAAATACAATATCGTCTGCCAACTTTTTAACTTCCTCCAAATACTTATTCTCATATAGTTTGGGTGGGGCAAATGTTTCGTCTTCCATAGTCTTTTCTTCATTCTCCTTTTCTAGGTTGTCCAAGCTATTTTCTTTATAAAAATAATAATTCAAACCATTGCAAAGAGTGGAACTAATTTTATCTGTTAAATAATTCCAATAAACACTATCATTATTTAATACATACTGTAAAAAAAGCAAAAACATACCAAATGAAATCGCTGCAACAAAATTTGTTGTTGCGTCTGAGATAGGATTTATAGGTTCACTAATATAGCTGTGGTCAGGTTCCTCTATTGGTGTGTATTCAATGCCTTTTATAAACTCTTCGTTCATGTCTGCGAATATATATTATGAGTTTGTTATTTTTAAATGTTTTGTTCCGCATATGTTTTTTATTTTAAGTTTTTATTTTTTATTTATGATTGTATTTGACTCTTTCTAAGTGCAAACAAATCCGCAATCTCCTTATCCAAATTTGCGCACTTGATAATATCAAATGTCTTTCTCGGATTATTGGGATGCAATCGGACAAGATATAAATCCTTGACAGTTTTGCCATATTTCTCTTGTAAAATGGCCTTGTATGTGTTGAGCTGGAGAGAATAATGCCAGAAATTTGTGTCAGGCAAATGGTCTATTTCCTTGGTAATTGCATACTTGTTGAATCCATTTGCCTTAGATATCTCTTTGGAACGCTTCCAATCGTAAATTGACAACGTGCCATCCGGATTTTCATAGACCATATCAATTGAGCCGGCGACTTTTAGGTCTTCGTGATAAATCATCCACTCTGTACGATATGGCTTGTAACTTGGTGTGGCTCTAATATATTGCAGAAAGAAGTCCCACTCTTCGGAGACGTTTGGACTCGGGTTTCCTTGTGTCAAGTAGGCGTCATAATTTTCTAGGAGGTCCTTGTGAGTGTATCCACTCGGTAAATCTTGGTTCATGAAACACTCAATATTAAAATGGAGGTCAGTTCCTGCACCAGAAACGGATGACGCATTTTGGGCCCATTGCGCCTTGATTTGGTGTGGTGTTAAGCCCCAATATTTATTCTCAGGGTTCCAGTTCTTACCCTTCATCATATTTTTAATGACGGAGTCGGCGTCAAAATGAGGGAAATGACTGTGATTAATGGTTGTTACACTTGTGTAACGCGAATCAGGGTCAGTGAGAATGGTGTATTTATGAGTCGGCTCATCAAAGATAAGATTTTTGTCTCGCTCATGAGAATTATAATTAGAGAGAATTGGTTTTAGAACGTCCATTGTCTATTGTGTATTGTTAGATTGATTATAGATTAGTTTTTATAATCAATTTTTTATTTATTGTGGTGTTACCCACCACATTATAGCTAACCCAGATCCGCCACGACCACCATTTCCTGCTTTAAAAGGAGCATCCGGCATTTCTCCACCACCACCACCACCACCACCACCCCACGCACCATCAAATCCATCTCCCGAGCGTTGTAATGTAGGCACATTACCGCCTCCACCGCCATTACCACTTCCTCCTGATGTTAAATATTCGTTTGATGAACCGCCGCCACCACCTCCACATATATTATAAGTTATTTGATTACTACCTGAATCATAAAAATATAAGGTTCCATTATTTACAGACAAAGGTGGGAAAGCCGTAATACTCAAATTTTGAACAGAATTTCCATTTTGTCCTGGATATCCTTGCCCATAAACTCCATAAGAACCTCCTCCACCAGAACCAGTATTATAACCTCCTCCTCCAGGTCCATTTCCAGCTCCGCCAAGTCCACCTGTGCCATCACTAGTATTTGTTCCAGCCGCTCCTCCATTTGAAGAAAAACTTGCAAAAGTCGTAGTTCCACCACCATTATTACCTTCTGCCTTCCCTGGAACATTAACATTATAACTTTGATTTAGTGCGTAAAAACTGCCGCATATAACATCTCCGGCCCCTCCTCCACCACCACCTCCTCCAAAATTTTGAGCAGTACCGCCAGAAATACCACCATCGCTACCCCCACCACCTCCTCCTATTAATAAATAATTTATTTGGTAATTGTTAATCGCTCCACTAACAGTAATAGTCCCATTTGCCCCATTTGCTGCTCCCTCATAAATAGCAGTAGTATAATTAGTACCATTATAATTAAAATTATAATATTTATTACTCGTGTATCCTACTGGAGTTATTGTTACAGAAACATAAGTTTTGTCCATAAATGCATTTCTCAAATCACCATATGCACTACACGAGTAACCTGTGTTATAAGAAATCTTGCTGTTTTCTGTTGTTGCTGGTTCAAAAAATTGGGATAAATCTGTTCCATTTACTTTATAGTTAACGTCTGTTGTATGATTCCCAGAAAAATTTGATTTAAAAATTGTTGATAAATCACCGTGATCAGTAACGGTAAAATTTGTGCTCATTTTTTATATTATACTGTCATTTATTTTCCAAGATATGGACTCGTTTTTTTAGTTCCTGGATTTCTTTTACTAAAACTCCTATTAATCCTATGTAGTTGATTGATTGCATTTGTTCTCCGTCCTTTTCACCTGACACTAAATATGGGAACTCTTCTTGAATTTCATGGGCTATAAAACCAATATCTTGTTTTTTTGTATTCTTATTTGTGTATGTAACTGGTCTTAACTTGTCTATATTGAATTCATCATTTAACTCGGTGACGTCCTCTTTAATACGATAATCTGAACTTGAATTGAATGTGAGTGCGTAACAACTTTTAGCAATTCCAACGCCTCCACTAACAATTAATGCGCCATCTGTTGTGGAAGTTGAATCAGTTGTCGTTAATATTTTTACAGGTGGAAGTGTGTAAGTATTTCCAAGCAAAATTTCTGATACTCCTACCGGTCCACTGGTGCCTCCACCAATCTTCAAAGGTCCTGTACTTGGTCCATAAATATTTCCGCCATAAACCATTAAATCTTTTTTAATGAAAGCTCCACCAGCAGATACATTTAATGCCGCATAAGAACCATTTGTGTCGCTCGGTAAAACGTTTCCAGCTCCAACCACTGTTGTTGCACCAGTAACCTCCAACGTGCTACCCATCGTTACTGCTCCATCCAGTTGACATGTTCCTGTAACATCCAATGTGCTACCCATCGTTACTGCTCCATCCAGTTGGCTTGTTCCTGTTACATCTAAATCGCCGTTAATTATAGCTGCCGTGGTTGAATTTCCTTTATTAACAATAATACCATTATTAAATATTGCTGTTCCAGATGGATCTATTACTAATGCTGTGGTCTGTATTGTTCCGTCCATGAAATATAGACTTCCAATATTCATAATGGAATTTGCGCTCATATCCAGATGACTTAGGCATACAATTTTTGAATTGAGTTGACCGAGTGAATCAGTAATACCCAAATTACCGCTATTAGAATAGTGGTTTGAAATAATATTGCTTTTTGCTGAATAGTTTAACCCTCCAAATTTTTTGAAAGACATATTTATTATATAACAATTTTTTAAAATAGACTCTAAAACTAGTAGGGAACCAAGGTATTCAACTTCGCCAGCCTTACAACCCTTACTTTACCCGCTAAACATATATTTTCTACTTGAAAATACATATTTAAAATTTCTATTTCTAATTTTACTCAATCTACATAAAACTTATTTTGTTGTAAAAAAGAAAAATATTTCCCTATAGTAATGGGGTATAATATTGAGGTCTCATTCAATATGTTGAAACATCCTAATATCTCGGAACTCAAGAGAGAAATCACTGATTTTGCGTTGGATTCTAATTGCGATCATTATTATTACCTTTACGAAATGGAAGGTCGTTGTAGAATTCCCAGAAACCACTGCATAATTGTAATCAATTTTAACGATGAAGAAACGTTTAGTTGCGCGCATTTTTTGAAGACATTAAAGAAAATGAAAGACTTATATATTGAATGCATTTATGACGATGAAATCGTGTGTAATCTTTTATACGCCTCACAATATTATCTAACTACCATTGAAAAAGACAAAGTTACAAAATATAATAAAAATAAGAGAGAACGTTCCTTATCAGATAATGATAAGATGGTCTTAGAACCAGTTCTTAAAAAAACTTGCTAAAAAACTTGGCAACCCTGCTTTTCCTTTTTGGTGATCGTCTTCTACGTCTTGTGTTTTTTCCTTTTGCAGAGCCTTTTCCTGTGCTATTTGACGCAGGACTTGTGTAATGAATTCGCATAGTTTTAGGAGAAGGCGTCTTTAATCTAGAGTGTTTCTCTCGTCTAGTCATTTTTGTAGGAGACACTATTTCAATCTGCTGTTGTGGGTGGTCCAATTCTGTTAAAATAGATTCGGGTCCAGAAAGAGATTTCAAATTAGGTAAACTTGTTAACTCATTATCATACATACACGGCTTTGAAAATGGAGATGAATATTGCTGTTTTTTACTAGACGAATCGAGAATATTGACTCTGAATAAACTGGGGTCAGGTTCTTGTTCACGCATTTGGATTATTTCAGGCATAACAAAATCATCTGGTTCATCATATTCTTTATAATCACTAAGAAAGTCATTTTGAAGCCGTTGTTCTAATGATTGATTTACTGTAGGAATGCTTAAAATATTGGCTAAATCTTCGTTATTTAGTTGCACGCGATATTTATTTCTCTTACCATCGTTGTTAACGTCTACCTTAATATTTGCAAGAGAACCGTCATATTTTGCGTTCCATTTAATTTCATTGGCCTTTTTCTTATGATGACTATCCTGGAAATATGTTTGGGCAATACCTTTATTTTTAATGTACGTTGTCATTATATTAAAAACATATTAAAATTATATTATATAAATTAATTATGAAGTATCTTGATTTTTTAGATGAAATTGGACCATTAACTATTCCTTTAATTATTAATGAACTTCCGGAAAAACCCACACCAACTATAGTGGAAAGATTTGTTGACTTTATAGACGAGTTATTTGATAATTTATTTTGGAAAAGTTATTACGAAAACATTAAAAAAAATAACTAGAATAAAAAGATAATTAGTTTATTTTTTTATTTTTCAAGCAGAATAAATATATATATGGATTTAAACGTTACTGAGATTGACAATTTAGACGACGATGATGTTGAAGACGTTGGGTTTATAGATTTTGATGGAAACTTTACACCAGCAGCAACTGTAACAGCCGAACCAACTTCTCGCGTTCCTATACCAAGAATAACAACAATGGCGTATAAAAATCGCGGTTCTTTAGCTCCTCCTCCGCCTCAACCACAACCACAACCACAACCACAACCAGCTAGAAAAGTTACTTATGACGACATATTATCCTCTCTGAACATGAAAGTTGTTGATGGCAAGTTACAAATAGTTAGAAACGTAGTTGCTGAAAATGTGCGTTCAAATAATATTGTACAACCACAGCAACAACCACAGCAACAACCACAGCAACAACCACAGCAACAAACTAAATTTGTTCCTTTTCAACCGCAACAGCAATTTCAGCAAAATAAATCAAATCAATCCAAGCGATTCCAAAGTATGCATCAACCTTTACAAGAACAAGAAATACAATCTGCTCCCATTTTGACGAAAGAACAGTATAGGCAAGTTCAAATAGCAAATTATATGAGAGAAGTTCAACGTATACAACACATTAGAAATGCAAAATCAACCAAATTAAAGTTTTCAAATATAAATACAAATTTAAATATTTCGCCTGTAGCATCAAGTTCTAATAATTTAAATAAATTATTTCCTCTAAAAGGAGTTGGTAATAGGTAAATATGATAAAAAATAATATTGAAATATTACATGAGGAATACTATAAGAAAGTATAAAAAACGATTATTAAATAAAAAAACTATTAAATTAAGACATAAGAAATACAGAGCAGGAAGTGGTAAGAATGTTAAAAGTGTTAGAAAGATTAAGTCTTCTAAGAAAAAGCCTGTATTCAACATCGTGGAAGAATTTGAAGATGCATTAAAAAAAACAGATAATATTTTAAATCTGTCTGCTATTGAGGCTGCGCCAGTTGAGATGTTATCAGTAGCTCCAGCGGCAGAAAAAATTGAAAAAAGTTTGGGAATGAATTTAAAGGCACCTCAAGTAGAAATGCATAATATGCAAGAACCTGAAATAACAATTGATAAATTACCAAGCGGTAGATTAAACGAACAATTTATTGATCTGATGGAACAGCTTTCAGGTATTATGATGAAGCAAGGTGAGCCATTTCGCGCGCGTGCTTATCAAAAGGCGCAGGAAACTATCATGTCATACCAAGGTGATATTACTAGTCCCGCTGACCTAAAGGGCAAGCCAGGAATTGGTGATACAATTATGGAAAAGTTGAACGAATATATGAAGACTGGAACCCTGCGCATTTTGGAGAGAGAAAAGGCAAATCCTGTTAATATTTTGGGAGAAATATATGGTGTCGGGCCCAAGAAGGCCAAGGAACTAGTAGACCAAGGAATTACTACGATTGATCAGTTGAGAGCTCAGCAAGACAGTGTTCTGAATGACACGCAAAAAGTTGGACTCAAATATTATGAAGATATTCTAAAGCGAATTCCTCGCGAAGAGATAGATCAATATGATGCGATTTTCAGAAACGTTTTCAATAAAGTGGCTGGCCCAGGTTCGGAAGCTCGTTTTGAGATTGTCGGCAGTTATCGTCGCGGCGCAAAAAATTCTGGCGATATTGACATGATTATAACATCAAAGACCGGCGATGTGTTTAAAAAATTTGTGGATGAGTTGATAAAACAAAAAATTATTTTGGAAGTGTTATCAAGAGGTAATACCAAGTGCCTCGTTATTGCAAAGTTACCTGAAGCTGAATTTGCGAGACGTGTAGATTTCTTGTATACGAGCCCAGAAGAGTATCCATTTTCAGTGTTATATTTTACTGGGAGTAAGATTTTCAACACGGTGATGCGAGGCCGAGCTTTGGCCCTCGGCTATTCATTGAATGAACATGAGATGACAAAGATGACGGAAAAGAAAAAGGGCGAAAAAGCGACAAAAGGAGAGAAAGTTGCGCACAAATTTAATTCGGAACAAGACATCTTTGACTTTTTGGGAATGGTCTACAAGGAACCGCATGAACGTGTTGACGGCAGGTCTATGGTCTTACTTGAAGACCTTGGAAAAATTCAGGTGGCGCCTTTGCCTACAACAGTGAAGGAAGAACCGGTTAAAAAGGAAGAAAAAGTCGCTCTACATGTGGAGGCCGAAATTCCTGTGCCTACATCAATGAAAGCGAAAACATTCAAGAAGCCAAAAAAACTTGTCCTACAAGAGGAGGCCCCGGCTAAAACAAAGACTGTAAAAATACCCAAGAAAGTCCTACTTCTGCATGAAGGAGACGACCTTGAAAAACAAATCGCTGTGGCTGAAGAAAATCCCCAAGCAATTCACTTGATTAACATCTTTAGAAAGAATGGTATCAGTGCATTAAATCCACTTTCCGAAACACAATTATCTTCTATGGTTGCAGAAGCAAACAAGGCTTTTCATTTTAACAAAACACCTGTTATGACCGATAATGAATACGATATTATGAAGGAATTCTTGGAGAAAAAATTTCCTAGTAGCGCCGTATTATTGGAAGTCGGAACACCAATTATTGAAAAAAATAAGGTGAATTTACCATACGAAATGGCATCCATGGATAAGATTAAACCTGATACTGGTGCTCTTACAACATGGAAGCAAAAATATTCTGGACCATATGTCTTGTCGTGTAAGTTGGATGGTGTCAGTGGCATGTATTCAACTGAAGGCGGTATACCAAAATTATATACTCGTGGAAATGGAAAGGTCGGACAAGATGTCAGCCATTTGATTCCCTATTTGAAGTTACCCAAAACATCTGGAAAATCTGGCATTGTGGTTCGCGGAGAATTTGTTATTCCAAAGTCAGTATTCCACGATAAATATGCCACTAAATTTGCTAACCCTAGAAATCTTGTTGCTGGAATTGTAAACCGCCAAACAATTGATGAAAAAGTTCACGATTTACACTTTGTTACATACGAAGTTATAGTTCCTGAACTTAAACCATCCGCTCAAATGCGGACATTAATGGAACGTGGTTTTGAGACTGTGTTGAATCGCGAAGCAATGTCCGGCGACTTAACAAATGAGTTATTATCTGAGATTCTTGTCAAATGGCGCGCCGAGTATTTGTATGAAATTGACGGTGTTATTGTTACAAATGATAAGGTTTACAGCAGAAAAAGTGGCAATCCAGACCACTCTTTCGCATTCAAGATGGTTTTATCAGACCAAATAGCTGAGGCAAAGGTTGTTGATGTTTTATGGACACCTAGTAAGGATGGGTATTTGAAACCTCGTGTGCAAATTGAACCCATACAACTAGGCGGGGTCAAGATTGAATACGCGACTGGATTCAATGCCGCGTTTATTGAACAGAACAAGATTGGTCTTGGTGCATTGATTCAAATCATTAGAAGCGGCGATGTTATTCCCCATATTCGCAGTGTAACAACTCCTTCTGAACAAGCCAAAATGCCAAATGTTCCATATAAGTGGAATGACACGCATGTAGATATTATGTTGGAAGATGCCGGTTCAGATGAAACTGTCAGGGAGAAAAATGTTACAGGATTCTTCCGAGGAATTGGTGTGGACGGTTTGAGCAGCGGAAATGTTGCGCGTATTATTGCAGCTGGATTTGAAACAGTGCCGGCAATTATTCACATGACAAAGTCCGATTTTGAAAAGGCTGGATTCAAAACACTTGCGCAGAAGTTTGTAGATGGAATTAAGAGCAAAGTTGATTCAGCCTCACTCGTAACATTGATGTCAGCTTCCAACATATTTGGCAGAGGATTTAGTGAAAAACGTATTGAGCTTATTTTGGAAGCCTATCCTGATATTCTTGTTTCCACTGATTCAAATACTGATAAGGTAAAAAAGATTGCCAAAATAAAGGGGATGGCTTCAAAAACCGCCGAAGCATTCGTTGAAAAGATTTCAGATTTTGTCAAATTTATGAATGAATGTAGTTTACAAAGCAAGTTGAACGGAGTCGGAGCTGTTGCGGTTGTCACAGACACTAGTCATCCATTGTATAAAAAGTCTGTTGTTATGACAGGAATTCGTGATGCAACTGTGTCAGAAGCTTTGAAAACAGTAGGAGCAAATTTAGGTTCATCTGTTAGTAAGAATACGGTAGTTGTAATTGCAAAGAGTGCTGATGAGGACACTGGAAAAGCTGCAGAGGCAAGGAAGTTGGGTATTCCAATTATGACTCCAAGCGAATTTATGACAAAATACTTTGCGTAAATTTATATTTATTTTATGTATCTAGTCTAGATATTAACGGAATTGTATTAAAAACATTTTGTTAACATATATATAGATGATATTGATTAAGAATATGTTAATCATTGTTGCATTCGGTGCATCAATTATTTCTTCTGCGGATATTTTGAATCATCGTGATGAATGGTCTGAGTTCACTGCGTTTCTCAAAAGGTTTGAGAAGAAGTACGAGTCTTTGGAGGCGTTGGAAAAGAGTTTTCATATCTTCAGTCAAAACTTGAAGGATATTTTTGAGCATAACGCATTGCCTAATAAGAATTTTACTATGGGTATTAATCAGTTTACTGATTTGACTCCAGAAGAGTTTAAGTTGAACTATGGAAGTGGTCTTTTTACTTCAAAGGTTGAAAAATCTAGTTGCAAGATATATACACCAACTGGAAAGGTTGTTCCTGATTCATGGGATTGGCGAGAACGTGGTGCAGTAACACCTGTTAAAAATCAGGGACAATGTGGTTCATGCTGGTCATTTTCTGCTAGTGGTGCTATGGAGGGTGCCTGGGCTATTAGAACCAATGATATTGTAACTATTTCTGAGCAACAGTTGGTGGACTGTTCTAAGAAATATGGCAATCTTGGTTGCAAGGGCGGGTTAATGGACAATGCGTTTCAATATGCAATTAACAATGGTATGTGCAATGAGGAGTCTTATCCATATACCAGCGGTGTTACCCAGAGTAGCAGTTCATGCCAAAGCTGCAAGCCAGTTGTTACTATTAACGCATGCGCAGATGTTCCCCCCAATAACCAGGTTGCATTAAAAGAGGCTGTTGCTCTTGTTGGACCTGTTAGTATTGCGTTGGATGCCGAGACTAAACTTTTTCAGTCTTATAAGAACGGGGTTATTACAAGCGACTCATGTGGAAATAATTTGGACCATGGTGTTTTAATTGTTGGATATGGGGAGGAGGATGGTATTAAGTATTGGTTGGTAAAAAATTCATGGGGCACTTCATGGGGTGACGATGGATATATAAAGATTGAACGTAGTGATAGCACTAATGACGCTGGAATTTGTGGTATTGCCATGCAGCCTTCTTTCCCTATTGTCTAACCAACTTTATACCTTTTTTCAAAATAAAAAAAAAATAAAAATAAAAATAAAATGTTATAAAGAAAACTGGCAAATCTGAAGACCTTGGTTCCATACTAAAACTCAAACTCATATTCTATCATATTTTTCATATCAGTTTTTAGCTCTTGATATAAAGCACTTCTAATTTTACTCACGATTTGTGCGTCGTGAGTAAAATTTGCACTCATCAGTTTAATCATTGTTTGATTATATAATATTTCCATTTTGTCGTTTCCATTTATTCTGAATATGTTTTTATCATGCCATTCGCATAATGCTTTTACAATTTTTCCATGCAACCGCTTCAACATAATAATAAATTCTTCCGCGGAAAAGTGCGACCATTTTACCGTTTCGTCATTATAGCAATAAAACAGATTTGGCTTTTGTGTCAAACAATACAATGGTATTGATTTGGACAACTTTTTATCTTTTTTGAGTTGGTCCTTCAAAATTGCAGACAATGTCTGAAACATATTACCTTCTATTAAAACCTCAATATGCTCTTCAGTTACTTGAATTGTTTGAATCCAATTTTGTATTGTTATTCCAGATGTTGAGTCAATTAGAATATTTACATTTAACCATTCAATTACGTTCAATTTTCTCTTTTTAGTCTCCACCCATTTTTGCATATCGTTCATTTTTTTCTCCATATTCTGATACTTTATTGCTAGCTCTTGAATAATATTATATAACTGCTTTGTGCTTGGTATATCAGTTGATTCCTCCTCCTCACACTTTTTCTCTCTCTTTGATTTGTATAGAACTTCGCATAGAATAACATGTTTTGAGTGGGACGATTTTCTGGTATACGTTTTTCCACAACAATGGCAAGAATGTTCTTGTGTGTGTGACGTTGAATTTTTAGTTACTGTTTGCATTTACTCTTAGTTTAAATGAGATTATATTATTTGGCTTTTAAAATTTCAATTTTTAAAAGAATAAAAATAATATTACTCTATTTTATATAAATAATAATGTCTCAGAATACAAATTCAACAAAAAATGAACCAGCAACGATATGCAGGGCTTTTAGTTGCAATACTAGTTTATGTAATGTGGACCCCGCTTCCCAATATATTAAATTAAAGCTTATTCAAAACACTGTGCGAGTCCCTGCTTCCCTCTATGTTCACGATTTAGGAGCTTTAACTGCATATCAGCCCCCTGAACCAATATATGGAGTTAATTGGAACCAAATGAGTGACAGAGCAGTTCGCCATGTTCAACCCAATATTGTTACTGGCGGAAGTTTTTATCATGGAAGCAGCACAAAGAATACGATTACAAGATGCAGACCTGGTGCTGGATGTCCAGGAGGCGCCGGAGTTGATATTAAACATAACTCTTATGACCGTTATTTAAATAGATTAAAAGGCAAAGGACCTCTTCGCCGTGGTGTGGTTCCTCCCAACTTTGGAACCCCATTACCCTTTAATCCAGCTTTCCCTATTTATGGCGGAAAAACAATGAAGACTAGTATTGTTGGAGATAACTGTGCATGTCCAATCAGCACTGGTAACTCTAGCAACGAAAAATTATACCATATATTATTTGACCCAGTTCTTCTAAATAGAGGCTTTAAATTTACAGTTGGAAGTGTTGTATATGCATTAAATTCACAAGGTTATTATGCACGCGCAGTTGTGACATCAATTGTAAATGACGTTTACACAATTTTGTTTGATAATGGAACTTCTATATCAACTACAAACGATAAGTTATTAGTTTATTTCCCATGCAATTGTGGAGAAAATTTATCTGCTAGTTTAGGTATATCTACCATAAATGGATTAATTATATCAAATGATTCAACGATTGCAACAGATTGCTTTCTAGTAAATAAATTTCTTGGTGCCAATTCTGTTTTTAATGTAATTTACGCAATAAAAAATTTGTTGCCTGTCCAATTCCAGAAATTTTTATCTTATTATAATACATAAAATGCCTCGTCTAATAGGTTTAAACTTAATGAATCCTGTTGCAAACTCTTATGCTCAATACCAATATTATGCCGCACAAAATAATTTTAATACTACGTTAAATCAAGGTCAAGGACAATTTAGAGGAATTCGCAATAATAGATTTGGTGCTATGATTTCTCAAGTGGTCAATTCAAAACCTGGTTGCAGTTCTTGCGGAAAGTAAGTCTAAATTTTGATTTTATTTTTTATTTTTTATTTTTTATTTTTTATTTTTTAATTATTTTCATGATTGAGAATAGTTTAAAATATAGTTATAGTATAAATGAGTTCAGTTGGAGTGCCACCCGTTGGTCGCGCAAATTTTTTTATTTCATTAACCCCAATTTTTCAACCCAGTCCTATTAGAGTAAATAATTGTAATAACACTTTATGTTACACATATAATCACAATTATGTTTACAAACCTCATACTGGTTATGGAAAGATTGGCACATCTGCTGCTGGTTATTTAGCCAGTCGTAAACGTTTGTAACGAAATAAAGATAATAAATATAATAAAGATAATAAAGATAATATTAAGCGTTTTAAATGTAAACAGTTGTAAAAAATTTAGGTAAACTTGGATTTATGAAAGGTCAAAAAAAAAATTGAAATACTTTTTTTATTATTGGTGGACTTTATAATTTCGCAGTGCTTCGGTGTTTCAACCATGTCTTCCATCATACAGAATCTCAGTCTGTTTATCCCATATGTATTCCTCAGCATCACTGAGGTTCGCATCGCCTATGTATTTGAGAATAATCAACTCGGTATAGTTGACCACGTGGATTTCGTCCGAAAGACGGACAAGTTCGGTAAGTCTTATAATTCGGCGTATGTTCACTTCTCCCAATGGTTTAACAACTCTATGGTTGAGAACTTCCAAGAGCGAGTTCTCAACCCTACCAAGGATGCACGCATTGTCTACGATGACCCTTGGTTCTGGATTGTTCTCCAGAACACTGGAACCAAGTTTGTTAAGGACCAGGAAACTGCTATCGTTTCATCCGACTACACATCCATTCTTCAGGATAAACTCGCTGCCACGGAGAAGTGTCTTGAGGAGCTGAAGGAGCGTGTCTCCTACCTAGAGAATAATGGTCATGAAAAGGTAATGCGTGTACTTGCACGCCGCGAACAGAACCTGTGGGGCTCTGATACGGAAGACTACGACGACATGCCGCCTCTAATTCCGTTTGATGACGAGGATTGTTAGAAAAACAACTCAGGTAAATTAAAAAAAAATAAAAAAAAATAAAAAAAAATAAAAAAAAATTTTGTATCGTGTACATTTGTATATTTTTTTTGTTTATAGAAAAATACAAAAACAAAAAAAAATTGAAATACTTTTCAAAAATAAATTAAATTCAACATAACAGCAATAAAACACAAGATGTCTAATAATTCCTTTTATATTCCTGCCGTTCGCAATATCTCAGAATGTGACATTGCGAGAATATTCTTACTCAATAATATCGGTATAGTAGACCGTGTGGATTTTTTTGAAAATTCCGCAGGTGTCCCTTGTGCATTCGTGCACTTTGAAGAACTATATAATAATGAGACTGTGACTCTGGCTTTGAATCAAATTGAAATTTATGGCAGCTACAAGTTTTGGTTTAGTGAAAACGAATACTTTATTTTGAAAGAAATGAATTGCCCAAAAATTCCTGTCACCTATATGAATATTCATCAGATTGCTGACAAGCTTACCAAACACGAGGCAAAAATTGTGGAGAACGATGCAAGAATTGCTGAGCTTGAGGCCAAGATTTTGGAACAAGACAAAATTATTCATGGTTATAGACAGAAGAACCTTGAGACAATTGAATATGGGCGCTTAGCACATCGTGCAATGTGGGCGCGCAGTCCAAGCAGTGATTCCTATGACGTGCATATGGATGAAATGGTTAACTCCCTAATTAGTCCTAGCTGGCCAGAGGAAGACGATTCGGGTTTTCCAGGAATTTACCCAGAAGAAAGTGATGATACAATGAGTGTTTAGAACACTGGAAGTGGGATTAGGCTGTCAGATTAGATATAATGAACAAGACGTGGAAATAAAATAAATAAAAAAGAGAACAAAAATTAGATAGTTTTAGATGATAGTTTGTTTTGTAATTTAAAATAAATAACACTTTTTTATTTTATTTCATTTTTTGTTACTTTTTTATTTGCTGTTTTTGTTGCTGTTTTATTTGCTGTTTTTGTTTCTGTTTTTGTTTCTGTTTTTATTGCTGTTTTATTTCTGTTTTTGTGTTGCTTTGGTTTAAAAGTTTTGTATTATATTATTTTTATATTATATATGAACAACTTTGATTTGAATATTGCAAATTATAAAAAGGATGAGTTAGAAGAAATTTTTTCATTATCACCCGGAAAATACGACGTTGAATTGGTTGAAATAAAATGCTCCCAATTAAGAAATAATATAATTTATGATTCATCTGTTGAGGAATCTATTCGCAAAAAAACTGCGATTTTCTTAGAAGAGGCAAAAAAACTTCTCGTATCTCAATTAAATTCATCACAATTTCTTAAAAAACTCGGCACAGCATATAATATTAATCACGATTTACAATCCACTCCTGTAATTGAGGCTGGTGAAACATTTATTATTGATAAACCTAAAACCTCTTTTGGAAATTCTTATCCTAGTGAATTTTATCCAGGAATTATTAACCCTCTTAAAAAGAGAACCACTCGCCAAAATTTAAATATTGATACTCGTTTTCGCGACAATTACTATGGTTCTTCTTCTTCTAATTTTCATTTTGATTTACCTATTAAGTTTTCCGATGTAATGCAACTTCAACTTTCATCATTTGAAATGCCATTTTCCTATTTTAATATTTCAAAGCAAATGGGTAACAACTTTTTTTCTATTACGTTGGATTCTTCTCCTAGCACACCAGTTATTATAACAGTCCCGGATGGAAACTACACTCCCACCGGTCTTGTCGCGTATCTTAATAATTTTGTTAATGGACCAAATATATTGAATGGAAAAATACAATTTATTTATAATATAGATCCAGCAGAAAATGGTAGTGGCCAACTTATTATCGGTTCCCTTGGAGGAACTGGCAAATTTACATTAACGTTTAACAGCGATATTTTTGGTAATCCCGACACGATTAATCCTCTTCCATTGAAACTCGGCTGGATGCTTGGATTTAGAAATGGTAGTTATTCAGGAAATAACAACTATATTAGTGAGGGATTAATTGACTTAACTGGACCAAAATATTTATATTTAGTCGTAGATGACTATAATAATAATGTTAATAATGGGTTTTACAGCGCATTTAATGCTTCCATATTAAATAAAAATATTTTGGCACGCATTTCATTTCAACCCAACCCTTTTGGGAATCTTGCGCAGAACAATTTTTCACTCATAACTACGCCTCGCCAATATTTTGGTCCAGTTGATATACAAAAATTAAAAATACAGTTATTAGATGAATATGGTCGTGTTATTGAAATGAATAATATGGATTACAGTTTTTGTTTAACATTGGTTTCTGTCTACGATATATAAAATTTTTTATTTGTGACCTGTTTTGATATATTCAGTCCAAGAATATGGTGATTGCTTTGTTCCACCTTCATATTTTACAGCATAATTGTTATCCAGCATCCACTTATTCAGACTCACTTTCTTCAAATACACATCGGCTAGAATTCTGCCATATTTCTCCGTTTTCAAATTCTTTAATGTTACAGTCTTATGTAAGATTAAATTTTCTAGCGCCTTTTGAGCATGATGTGCTGCGGCTTTTTCATCATCGGTTTTGCCCTTGATTTCAGGAGTATCAATTCCATTAAGACGAACATGGAAACGATAAACTGGAGAATTTGGGTAAGGGAGTTTTGATGCGACGGTAATGGTGTCTCCATCGTATACTTTTATCACGAAGCCCTCGGTAATTGGTGGGATAAATGAAATGGTATTCTCCATATCATACTTTGGAGGCGGAGGAGGTAACTTTTTAACATCCAAGCCATCAACAGTTTCATCATCTGATTCATATAAGTCGCAATATGAATGCGCATTGGGTAGTGGAGGTTCAACAACCTTAGCCGCGCATAATCTAGGAAAGCAAAATATGAATCTTCGGCTCATGATTGTTTTGGATACTTTATTGATTTTTTGTTATTTATTGAGTCAATTTTTTTAACTTGTTTAATTATATACAGATGTCAAAGACTTTTTCTAATCCAACATTTTATAATTCCGGCAAACCTGCTTTTGGAAATGTATTTAATACTGATGACTCTGGAAATTTTACTAGAAATAAAAAAGCCAAATTATTATACAGACATAATTATAACGGATTTCATCTTGGTGGCGTGTTAGGCAGCCAAAATAACTATTTGCTTTTTCAACGCGCAAAGACAATTCGCAATGAAACGTGTGCGTCTTGTTCTGATTTAACTTCGTTCAATACATCTGATTTAGTTTCTGGTTTATACACCAATGAAAAACTCAATGGATTAAATGTTGTTGACTTATCTAATAATTATCCATGCAATAACGTTATTTATACTCCAACTTTAATTACTCTTGGTTCAAACCCTTTTTATTGGAACTATAGGATTGACCCATGCGGCGCATTATTTGGAAATGCGCCTTGTGGCTATGATAATTATGAAAATTATCGTGTTATTTCAAAGCCTGTTGTAACAACGGCTTCTTCTTTGAAAGATTGCTGTGTTCCTTTTTGTTTTTTTTAACTTGTTTAATTATATACGGATGTCAAAGACTTTTTCTAATCCAACATTTTATAATTCCGGCAAACCTTCTTTTGGAAATACATTTGACACAGACGACTCTGGAAATTTTACTAGAAATAAAAAAGCCAAATTATTATACAGACATAATTATAACGGATTTCATTTTGGATGCGTATTAGGCAGTCAAAATAATTATTTGCTTTTTCAACGTGCAAAGACAATTCGCAATGAAACGTGTGCGTCTTGTTCTGATTTAACTTCGTTCAATACGTCTGATTTGGTGTCTGGTTTATACACAAATGAAAAACTCAATGAATTAAATGTTGTTGATTTATCTAATAATTATCCATGCAATGACGTTATTTATACTCCAACTTTAATTACTCTTGGTTCAAACCCTTTTTATTGGAACTATAGGATTGACCCATGCGGCGCATTATTTGGAAATGCGCCTTGTGGCTATGATAATTATGAAAATTATCGTGTTATTTCAAAGCCTGTTGTAACAACGGCTTCTTCTTTGAAAGATTGCTGTGTTCCTTTTTGTTTAACTGATAAACTAACTGATTCAACACCAACACCAACACCACCACTCCCACCATCTCCACTTCCAGCCTATAAAGCAACTGGCACATATACAGCTTTAGATGGAGATGATAACTGGCATGTTGTTCAATTTACTGGTAATGGAGATATTACATTTAACTATAATTTTATTGTTCATTATTTGTTAGTTGGATGTGGTGGAGGAGGTGACTATGGCACCATTTCATATGGTTCTGGTGGCGGTGGAGGTGGTGGTGTAAGAAATTCAACGTATAATCCTACAGTGAGCACAGTATATGCCGTTACTGTTTCTGGTGTCGGGTCCGCGAACAGCACTGCGTTTGGTCAAACAGCTGGACCAGGTGGTTCTACATTAACTAATACCGGGGGTGTAGGAGGAAACCCTTATGGTGGAACTGGTGGATATGGTTCACAAATTGGTGGGGTTATATATGGTAATCCCTGTTCGCTTGGAAATATTATTGTAGATCCATCTGGAAGTAATTTAAATTTAACTTATTCTGTTGGAAATGGTGGTGGGGGTGGGGGTGGTGGTAATAGTAGTGGTGGTATTATTAATGGTGGTAGTGGTGGTGGTGGTGGGGGTAATGGTGGTATTGGTGAAGTTATTTTTTCTAGTGGTGGTGGTGGTGGTGGTGGTGGTATTGGTGGTGGTAATGGCGGAATAGCCATTGGAGGACTGGGTGGCTCCGGCGGAAATGGTGGAAATAATTCAACGTTGATTACAGGAGCGACTCTAAGTTTTGGAAATGGTGGTGGAGGTGGTGGTGGTGGTATTAGTGGTGGTGGTAGTGGCGACCTGTCCCTTGGTTGTGTTGTAATGTGGTTTCAGCATGCATAATAGAAAAAAAAATAAAATAAAACTATGATAAAAACCATAAAAAAACAAAAACAAAAATAAAAAATTGATTATAAAAACTAATTTTATAATAAATTCAACGATACCCAAAAAGTCATGGACCAATTAAAACCAATTCTCTCTACTTATAATTCTCACGAGAGAGACAAAAATCTCGTGTTTGATGAGCCGATTCATAAATACACCATTATTACCGACCCCAACTCGGCTTACAACAGCGTGACCACCATTAATCACAGTCATTTTCCTCACTTTGACGACGACTCTGTCATTAAAAATAACGAGCAATGTATCTCTAATAAATAAGGTAAAAGTTTGCTCAACAACTTATGATAAAATTCACAATGCATTTAGCCCTCCACAGCACGACGCATTCCCTTTTTTTGATCCATATTCTATTAACAATTCTTGTTAAAAAGAGCATCGTTGATGTTTAAACTAATGTTAAAGACAGTGAAATAACAGACGCACAGAAGATGCAATAAATAATAATTGTTGCAATTGTTGACTTATTATATTTTTCTTTTTCTTTGTTGTTGTTGTTGTCGTTGTCTTCTTGATTGTGTTTTTTTTTTATTTCGTATTCACCCTCATATTCGTGGTGAAAATCTTCTCTTTCATACCAATAATCCTCTTCATAAATTGTATTCAAATAGTTGAGATTGTTATTCTTTTTTTTAATTGTTTTTATTGTGATTTTTTCATTATCTACTTCCAAATCCACGAAAAATCCCCATTCTTCGTCTCGCATTTTAATATGAGTTATTATAAGTTTATAATATATTTTTTTATATTATAATCTAAATCAATTTTTTTGACTTGTTATCATTGATGAGTTACATTTTATTCAAAAGTTTCTTGGCTTTTTGAGAGATGTTTCTCTTATGGTATTGGCTCGCTCTAACGTAAGCCGCGTAAACCCCCTTTTTGCTAACTTTGCATGTATTCTTTTTACAGATAGGGAATGATTTCTTTGTTCCTAAAAAGCATTTTTTTCCGCATTTTCGCATCATAACAGTTTTTTGATGGGAACCAGGCTTTTCTGACTTCCAACCTCTCCAAGGGACATTTTTTCTTGTTTTTGTCATTATAAATTAATGCAATATTAAAATATAAAATAACAAATAAAAAAATATAAAATATAAAATATAAAATAATAATATTATGGATAACTCAATAGGTAACCTTTCTAGTTTGGGAATAGACATAGATATCACAGAAGTAAATGAAATTATTGGTGATGATATTGAAAATTGTATTACTGTAAAGCCAATAACATTAAATAGAGGGTTTTTAAGACGTCATGAAAGATTTAATATCAAAAATAAAAAGGAAAAATACAAAGGAAATGAAAGAAATGAAAGAAATGAAAGAAATGAAACTTATGAAAGAAATCAAAGAAATGAAACTAATGAAAGAAATGAAACTAATGAAAGAAATGAAACTAATGAAAGAAATCAAAGAAATAAAAAAGAAGATGAAAGCGATTATGTAAATGTTTATGGTGATAGCAACAGTGATTTAAGCGATACTGATAGTTTTGAGGAACTTGAAGATATTGAAGATGGTCATAATATTATTGGTTATGAATCAGATGGCGGAAAGCGTTCAACTAGAAAGAAAGGTCTTCATTTTGTAAAGGTTGGCAATAAAGTAGTTTATTATAAAAAACTAAAATATGTAGATGTTGAAAAAAGCATTGATAAGTACTACACGAATATGAACGAAAAATATTCATCCGCATTTGACATTTTAGCGTGTTATTTAAAAGGACATAAAATTATTTATATGGAATCTAAAAATTTCTGCGAGAGCAAATTGAATTTATTAATGATGCCTGCAATTTTACTATCAACGGCTGCGACTGTTGTTTCGGCGGTTGTTCAAAACATTAGCTGGGGTTCCTTTTTATTATCAGGAATTAATGCATTTATTGCATTTTTATTAGCACTTGTGAATTATTTTAAATTAGACGCAGCTTCAGAAGCACATAAAATATCGGCTCATCAATATGACAAGTTACAATCGTCAGTGGAATTTACTTCTGGTTCAGTTTTGCTTTTCAGAGATTTCAATAATACAGACATGGAAGTTCAAAAAACAGAGGCTGATATAGAATTAGATAAACAGATTGATATAGTAAAAAAGCAAATAGAAGTTATAATTAACGATAATGCTGAACATGAAGCCACTATTTTTATTGACTCTATTAATACTGATGATAATATTAAACATACTATAGAACATAACAAGCGACTTATGACAATTTATTCTAATAAAGTAAAACAATTACAGTTACAAAAGATGAAAGGCATAGAAGAGAGAAAAAGACAACTTACAAATAAATCAAAGATAAATATGGAGGTAGAATTAATGAGAAAGTTGGAGAATGTTGAAAAGAAAATTGCGGAGATAAAGGAGACGAATCAATTTTTGATTCCAAATATTATTCGTTTGTGGTTTCCGATAATCTATAATACGAACGTGTTTTCAATTATTAAAAGGATATATGATTATAAGAGAAAGAAGATTACACTCTTGAAAAATATAAAGAATGAAATACGATATAATAGAGCCATGTTATCGGCTCTAACCGAAGACTCAAAGGATAAAAACGCAACTGATATACAAAAACGTAGAGGTGATTTGGTGGAACTCTTTGACGATAAAAAAGATGTTACGAGAGATTTATTATTATTAAAATCGGCCTTTTCAGTAATTGACCAGATGTTCCATCAAGAGATAGAAAACGCGCAAATAATGAAAAAGAACTGGTGTTGGAATATATTTTTAAATGCATTTGGTTATAATATTAATTTGAGACCACCTGATTCTTTAAATACTTTTATAGAAGAATTAATGGACCCATTTAAAGAATTTGATAACCGTTCACCTACACCTACACCTACTGTTATGCACCGCATCGTAAATTCTAACCCATTTAGCTGTTGTGGTAAAACTGGAGAACGAGACGTCGTTGAGTATAATTAGTAATTTATTAATCTATTCATATAATAATTATTAAATGAATTACTCTGCAATTGACCTTGATATTGACCACTATAATAATCAGGATTTAGAAAGATTTTTTAATTTGGGTAAAAATTATTCTGAGCATGATATTACTTCCAAAGAAATTGATATAAGAAAAAAATTATTAGGAAACATTTCCGATAAATCCTTCCAAAATAGATTATTCATGTTTCTTGACGAAGCTAAACGCATTTTATTTCAGAATATTAATAAAATTACATTGGAACCAGGCGATGGCACCAATTTTGTTATTCAAAAATCAAAAGACTCCATCATGAATCATGTTGATCCTTTGAACACATTTTTAACTGACACTGCACCCGGTTCCTTGAATAAATTAAGGAGAAGAACTCGTCTTATGTCACTATCAATGAATACATTATTTCGCGATGATACAAGCATTTCTTCATCTGACTGTTTTTTTACATTGACTTATACATTAAAAAATGTTGTCGGTATACGTCTTTTATCTATTGAATTACCAGAAAGCATATATCTTATTTCTAATAAATTAATGTCCAACTGGCTTTATATTTGGGTTCCTGCAACTGATATATCTGGAAATATTTTTATTCCTGAAGGATGTTACGATGCAAGTGTTCTTGAATTGACATTGGAAAATGCTATTAATAACACACTCGGAGTTACCGATTTTACAGTTTTAATTGATCCTATATCCAAAAGAACAACCATTAGTCATAATTTGGGTTACAGTTTTGAATTATCCTTATTTAATCCGGATAGTGATGTTTGTAGAACAACAAAATTTGAACAGAGTCTTGGTTGGATTCTTGGTTATCGTTGCAGTTTATATAGTAATAGTGATTCTTATACATCTGAAGGGTTATTCTTTGAAGCGCCTTTGGAATATTTGTTTTTTTCATTAAATGATTATAACTATAATAACTCATCTACCGTTGTAGCTCAATTATATGAAAATTATATTGAAGAAAACATTTTAGCCAAAATCCCATATAATAATAATAATTTTAAAATATTATTTGATGGTAGTTCGGATGTTATATCTCCTCACAGACAATTTTTTGGCCCGGTTGATATTAAGAAATTTGCTATGAAGCTGTTGAATAAATTTGGCCAAGTGGTAGATATTAATTTCATGGATTTTTCATTCACATTAGAAGTTGAAATGATTTATGACATCTAATCAACCTTTGGGAAAGGTTGAGCCAAAAACAAAGTATATATTGTTTGATAGGGAATGTATCAAATAATATTTTAAGGTGGGTGTGGGTGTGGGTGTGGGTGTGGGGGGTTTGAGCTCCTGCTTGCTGGAATCGAACCAGCGACCCATTGATATCATTTTAAACCACTACAGTCAATTGCTCTGCCATCTGAGCTAAAGCAGGATAGTGTCCCCCACAATAATTATTTGGGGTTGTTTCTTTAAGTTGTTTTATTTATTATTTTTATTTAATTAAATAACTTTGAAGCTTCTATTTAATTAAGTTACAGATTTACCAGTTATGACGTCTAAACATAGAATTGTTTTTAGCTACGGAGATGACGACCATTTTCCTGTAATGTTGGGTTGGGGTCATAACCTCAAGGAAAAAAATATGTGTTTTTGTAATTCTTATATTACTGAACAAAACGATGAAACAATCGTTGTTAAAAAAACTATGAATATTCATGACACTGATATTGAAATTTTAGTCAATTATGATTTTTACTTTAATGACGCTGGAGAAAAAAAATCAAAATATTCTTCTGCAAACTTGATTGTTGATAATAAAATATATAATATTCCACTATACGCGTCTTATGGTTCTCTACAAATAGAAGAATATTGTTATGATAATATTACTGTTGTTAGATTACCTTGTAATATTTTTTCTTAGGCTGGAATAAACTGCACGAAATGGTAAACTACTGATATTAACATGTTTAAATTTGAATTTTCATTTGGATTTTCATTTTGAGAATGAGAATGAGACTGAGATTGAGACTGAGACGAATGCATAAATGTTCCATTCGGTGTCAAAATTGGGTCTTCAACACGAGCTAATGGTGCTCTGCAAAATTCATTCTTATATCTTTTTTCTAATACTTTGTCTTTAACGTCTATTGTTGTGATTTTATCTCTACAATAAGCACATGTTGGTGTTTTAGTTATGTCCGCTTTTACCGATTGCAAATAATTTCCAAAACAATCACCACAAAATTCGTGATTACAATTTGTTGTCACTATATTCTTACATTTTATTTTATCACTCAGACAAATCGGACAGCTTGAGTCTTTGGATTTTTTTCTACTGTTAAAATTTGCTTCTATATCAAATCGTCTTGCACTTGGCCTATGTATTATAATAATTTGTTTAAAATAGTCATGCCAAATTTCATGAGTGTTTGCTAGCAAAAGTTCATAAAACTCACAGAATGTTTCTTCTGAAATATTATTTAATTTTTCAGGTAATGGCCATGGCACTTCATCCAAACTAAATTCTAATGCCAAATTTTTAATATATGTTTCTATACCACTGTTATATTTCAACTTAAAATTTTCAATTGAATAGAATTTATAACCAAGTGCCCTGAGTTCTATATTTGTTAATGTTTTCAACCACACTTTCAAAAATTTACTGGTCCCATCCACTATACAGTCTCCAAAAATTGACGCTTCTCTGGCTTTTTTTTCCAATTCATCTAACTTTGGATCTTTGCATTTGGATATATTGTGCCCTGGTTTCCAGCAATAAGAACAGCATCTTTTTGATTTTATTTTTTCATGTTCAACTTGAACGCCATATAATTTTCCTGATCTTGTTTTTGAAATTGAGTTCATTCTAAAATAACTTGTCAAAATAATTCATTCTTTTTTATGATTCAATTTTTTTTGTTTTTTTTGTTTTTTTATTTTTTTATTTTTTTTTTGTTTTTTTGTTTAAAAAAAAATTGAAATACTTTTTCCTTATTCATTCTATTGTAATAGACAACCACCCACTTCAGAGATTAAACTCATAATGGCTTCTTCAATTGATATGACTGTTCTCCCTGTAAGCGTTCCCAGCTTGTGTATTCCAAGAGTCTTCCAGAATATTACCAAGCAACGCGTAGCATATGTGTTCAAGTCTCTAGGCCTAGGCGAAATTGACCACATTGATATGATTTTCAAGACCAGCGAAAATGGCGATAAGTTCCAGCGTGTCTTTATCCACTTCAAGCGGTGGTATACGACAGATGATGCAGTCCGTGCACGCGAACGTGTCCTTGGTGGTAAGGAAATCAAGGTTATCTACGACGACCCTTGGTTCTGGAAGATCAGCGCCAATCGCTACACTCATCGCTCCTCTTCTGGCCAGGCATCTTCCCGCACCCCCGCATCTCGCCCTCGCATCGTTGATGAATCGGTATCGTCTGACAATGATGATAATTTGCTCTCAGCCAAGTCTTCGTCTCAGCATCGCGCAGACGTTCGCAGACCCAAGAACGACCGTCGTGATTCTACCAAGGCGGATATTGTTGTAGACCATGTTCCTCGCGAGTTACTTCCTGAGTATCCTAGAGACCCTACTCCTACGGATGAGGGTGGCCCCTGGATCAAAGTTGACTATGGAGACGCTTCGTCTTCCAAGCCAACTAAGAGACGAATGGTTATCAAGAAGCCGAAACTCCAAGAGCAGGAACCTGGTGAACTCTAGAAAATTTTAAAAAGGTAAGTAAGCAGGGAGAGAAAAAGAAAAAAGAAAAAGAAAAAAGAAAAAGAAAAAAGAAAAAGAAAAAGGAAAAAGAAAAAGAAAAAAGAAAAAGATTGTGGTAATAACCACACTTTTTTCACCACGTTTAATAAATCATGTTTTTTTATTTTTAAAACATAATAATGAATAAAATATCAGAAAATACATATCAGATTTTACTATCAGATACAAAAGGTCATGAGCCATTTTTTTATTCTATTTTTAATCTTTTAAATGACCGATTACCCGGGTCATATATTGTTTCAGTTAATAAGGAACCACTCGCTATTAATTTTTTTTCCAAATCAGTAAAACCATTGTCTTATTATTGTAAAAAGAGACTAGTTGACTATTATATGGCTATTAATATAATTCGCGACTTATATAATCAACACATTTTTGTTAGTAAATATGGTTATGGATTTTATTACATTGACTTGGATGACATTATTGTAATTGACAATTCTATTTTTTTATACATTAATTCACAGGTTGTTAAAGAATTCCGTAATGGACAATTAATGTTTTTTTCACCTTTCAATCGCACAGCTCAACATGCTTTTTATGCACCAGAAATTTTGGTTCTTCAATCCATTCCAGCAAAACTCTCTCACAAATGTTTTTATTATAGTTTAGGTGCTTTGGCAATTTATTGTTTATTTGGAGCAAAACTAGTAAACTCTGATGCTTCTTTGTTATTAAAACCTATATCGCAAACAAAACTATATTGGCTAATTTTGAAACTGGTTGACCCAGATTGCGAGAGAAGAAGCGCTTTGATTATTTAATTATTTGATTTGTTTTTTATCTCCAAATATGATATATATGTCAATTCAAGCATTTAAAAAGAAGGGAGTTATTAATTATGGTTCTAGAAGATCCGCTAAAACACCCGGAGGAATCTGGGTTTCACAAGGACCGTTTGGTAAAACTAGTGAGTTTTCTGTTACTGCGCCCGGTCTTGTCGGATTTTCTCTCAATGGTGGAACAAGAAACGTTGGCTATATAGGGAAAAGTAGTGCATTCTCTAAGCAAGGAACTCCTTTTTATGGTCAATTCCCCAGAGGTAGCGGTGGGGTCTGCGGCACGTATCCTAGTCCTCAACCAGTTATGAACTCACCAATCGTAAGAGGCGACACTCAAGGTAAACAATTTGAATATATTAAACCATCCGTTCTCTCTACAAAGGGAATGTTAGAGAAGAAATACAAATGGATTCACAATGGTCAATACCCTAATTATTGGGTTCAGCCTCAAGCCGCCAATGATAACATGTCTGATAATGGCAGTCAATGGTTGTATATCCAAACAAAGGCTGCAGCAAATATTTGTGTTAATGACACCAATAAACCCCAAGTTTATCTTGGTCATCGTATTTGTGGTGTTCCTCTTGGTTTCAATGCTGTTACTAATACACAGGCTGTTACAACTGCCAGACGCAAGAGTTTTACTCAAATCACTTCTGGTGCCGGATACACAAAGACTTTATATCAGCCACAAACGTCTAGCCAATACACATTACAAATTCAAAGACAATGTGCTAACCCTATTGGTCGCTTAAAGCCCTTTCCTTTTGCTGCTAATAATGGCAGTAATAGCACCAAGGGTAGCTATTATTTGCCACCTCCTATTCATAACATTTATTATGACACACCTCCTGTGTGGTATTGGTCTGACAAAAATAATAATAATACAACGACTATAGCAAATTAAGCGACGATGTAGACAATAAATTTTTATTATTTTTTATCATATTATATTATATATCATATGGTAAACTCTGCGTTATATGAAAAGCTTTTTGGCGGAAGAAGCGGGACTGGAAGATATTCCGGCTTTCACGCTTTTAATCAAATGATTGGTGGTAAAAAAAAAAGTGCTTCTAGTACAGTTTCTTTTTTTAAATTATTAAATGAGAAAAAGGAATTTTTATTAGCCGTATTTGCAAATTTAATTACTCAATTAGGCATTACATATTACGTAATGATGAACTATAAAGCCGACGATAAAAATAATGGACAGTTTTGGGGGCTTTTTGCAGTAGAAATATTAATTATTTTTGTTTTAGCACTCGTGCCCATGCCATCTTGGTTAAAGTTTATTATATTTTCAGTGTTTTCAGTTTGCTGGGGTGTAATGCTTTCTTTTATGAAAAAGATGGTTGACACGAAGTTAATTCAAATGGCAATTCTTGGAACAATAAGTATCTTTGGTTTAATGTTTTTATTTGGCGCAATTTTAATAATGTTTGGTATTAATCTTGGATTCCAATTTGCAGCATTCTTATTTTATGCACTTTTACTTTTAATTATTATTCAACTTGTTGTTATTTTTTCCGGCACATCTTCCACCTTTATTAAAGGGTTATCTGTTGTTGGTCTAGTTCTTTTCTCTCTTTATATAATTTACGATACTAATAATATATTACAACGCGATTATTCAGGCGACTTTATTACTGCTTCAATGGATTATTATTTGGATATATTAAACATTTTTATTGACTTGGTTTCATTTAATAATAATTAGCTTCATAGACATTTAAAAACTTTGTTATATTGTTATTTATAATGGCGACTTTTAACAACAACTTAAACTATATCAACCATAATAACTTTATATCTAATATTTCATTCCATAACTCCGACCGAGTTATGGTTCTCAAGCTCTTTATTAATAGTAATGATGGTGTTCTGGCGAGTATTTATCAAAGTGCTGCAGTAGCACATAACGCAAACATGATTAACAGTGCGTTCCCCGATGCGGGGTTTGATTTGTTTACGCCATTTGATACTCAATTCGCAGGCGACAGTGTTTCTAAAATTAATTTTTTAGTTAAAACGTCCGCTCAAATGGTCTGCGAGAATGGTAAGGTTTTTAATACCGGTTTTCAAATGTGTCCTCGTTCTAGTTTATCTGGAACTCCATTACGTTTGGCAAATAGTATTGGAATTATTGATAGCGGTTATCGTGGAGATTTGATTGGTAAGTTTGATTGTTTGAATGCGGTTAATAATAATTATTATGTTAATCAATATTATAAGTTGTTACAAATTGTTGCACCTAGCATGGTTCCCATTTATGTGATAATTGTTGAGTCTGAGTCCGAGTTGGGTGATGAGACTGAGAGAGGCACGGGTGGGTTTGGTTCCACCGGCAGGTAATCTAATCTAATAGATACTCGCGGCAATATTTTATATATTTTTATATATTATAATTACTAATGAACAATAATTATAATATACCAGATTATATTCCAGGAGGCGCAATGGTTGGTGTTATTTTAGTTCTCATTTTATTAGCTATTCTTGTATATGTTAAACCAAGCTACTTTAAATTTCTTTTTAAAAGTTTTTTAGGAAACTTGATTGTAGCATTTATTGTTATTGTAATAACTATCATGGATATTAAATGGGGAATCGGAGTTGCGGCAGTTGCTGTTATTGTTTATCAAGCATTTCAAATAAGCTGTGTTGAAGTAGAGGGATTTAAGTCATCTACGTGTAAGCCTGGATGTACTGCACCCACTGAACCTGCCGGAAATTGTGTAGTGAGCAAAGATAAAAAAACTTTGTTATGTCCTTGGGAATGCACAACTGACCCCAATAATTATCAATTTAATCCAGATGGTTCTACTATTAATTGCATTTATTCTTCAGAATGCACTTCTTGTGGTTCCCCTGTGAAATTTGATAATTCAGTTGTTCCATCTACCGCTTGTTTTTCTTCTGAATTTGGTTGTTGCTCTGATGGAGATACTTCTAAGGCAGACTCATCTGGTTCTAACTGTCCGGCAGATGAAGAATCAGATTCAGCATGTTCTATGTCCAAATATGGATGCTGTCCCGATGGAAAAACTATCGCAATTGATACTGAAGGTTCTAATTGTTCCAACTCTGGTTCCAACTCTGGTTCCTATCCCTGGGATAATTCAGATTCAAAGTATAAAGATTCTAATAAAAAACCAAGCGGAGTAAGTAGTGTTCGTGGGTTATTCCCTGAAGGATATCCTGTTCCAAAAGTTTTCATATGGCCTGAAAATATTATTGCAGACTTTATTAAGTTTCAAAAGACACATAATCCTAATTTGCGATTTGATTTAAATATTATTCAAAAACAAGCCAACGTTCAAGAAGTGCAAGAATTATTAAAGAATAATAAGTGGCCATGGTCTTCAGCAGTTCAAGAAATGTATAAACGCGCTATTCAAGAAAATAATATTATTAACACTGAGCCTGGTGTTTCTATGAATAATGCGCAAACTGTTTATAATCAAACGGCCATTCTTGAACTTCTCTCTTGGAATTCAAAAGAAGGTTCATTTTTGATTAATGGCGCTATTATTGGACATAATGAAGACATGCCTGAAAATATTAATAATTTAGTTCGCTGTGGAACTAGTAATTCTGGTAGAGATATTTCTATGTATAAAATTGAATACACTGGATATAACGGAATTTATGGAAACATGAACTCAAAAGTTACTCCAGTAAATAACTCTGATTTACCTTCAATTGTAAATGGATTTAAATTTTTGGGAAGTGAATGTAACCCATGTGTTGCTTTAAATAACCCAGCTGATTATTCTTGTCATTTTTCTTTGAATACTGGGAATGGTGCAGAAGTTTCTTCTGTATGGCAAAAACTATGGGGAGTTAATGCGCAAGGCTTACCTGCTCCTAATTCTGATAACAAATCTAAATTAAAACCTGATTCAGTAATATCTACTTTTAATAAAAAAGAGTTTCCTATTTTGAATCAATTAAAAGATGAAATTATGAGAGGAGCTTCTCTCGTTGATGTAAGTTTCAAAAAACCACCAACTGCTGATTCTGTTAGTGATGCCAAAATTAGTTCTGTCACTGGGTCAAGTGTTCCTGCAATTTTAAGTAATGATTCTAATGTGCAAAATGATATTTACTATGGAACAAAAAATTCCTTTTAACAAACCTTTAAGAGACAGTCGCCCTTTGGGCTTAAGAAACAGTCGCCCTTTGGGCTTAAGAGACAGTCGCCCTTTGGGCTTAAGAGACAGTCGCCCTTTGGGCTTATAAAATGAAAAAAAGGTTTTATCGCAAATTGTTTTTATTATTTTTTTTTATTTTTTTTTATTTTTTTTTGTTTTTATTTTTTTTTATTTTTGTTTTTAAAAACTTGACCCAGTTTCTGACTCTATATCTTCCCCAATTGTAGGAAACGGAATTGATTGAACATTACTTGGTTCCTCTTCATCCAACTCGGTCACAGCACTCCCTTGACTGCACTCACGCATTATAGTCATCTGTCTTGGAGTAGTGTGTGTGCGTGTCAGTGCGCGCATTAGAGTCGGTGGGGCCAAGAGCGATGCATCAAATATGTCATCTTCTTCTTCTAAACCAGACCTCGCATTTTGACGCCGCAAACCATTTTTTCTCTGGATGTAAGGCGCTCCTACGACCATATCTTCCGGAGCGACATACCCAACGTTATTTGATGTCTGTCTGCCTTGTGAACTCGTTCGGACGCTAGAATACATCACAGCCTTATGACCACCAAATGTCTGTAGAATTATGACAATGTCGTCAATCAGTGTTGCGAGTAGTTCGTCTTCCTCCAGGTTCTGTTCCTTAGCAAACTGCTTCATGAACTTCAGATAGTCGGTGAGTTCTTTACGAATGGATTTTTGAGTCTCATAGTAAGCGGCACGAGTCTCAGGGGCGTAAGATAACTTAGGGTCGTTAATAAGCTTAAGTGAGTGCTGATGGGCCTTGAAAGTGAGCTCTTGTGTGTGTTGACGCAACATATAGATGCTCAAATCAACCGATTCCTCAGGATTGTTACGGATAATCACGTCCTCAAGATTTAAAAGTGTTGGCTCTTCTTCTCCATGCACAGCGCTTTGCGCAGAAATTCGGACAAATACTCGCATTGGGTCTGTGGCACGCAAATGGTAGGTCTTGGTAGCCTCGCTCACAATGGAAGGAACTTGGATGCTTGTTGACCACTCGTTCGTCTTGTAGTTGTAAATCTCAGCGTTCTCGGTTGAAATCGTCACGTTGGTGAGCGCTGTATAAAGCATCTGGTGAATAACCTCGCCAAAAACAAGACCTGCCTTTTCAATCTCTGCTACATAGAAGTAGGAGCCGTTGGGCTGGGTATCCGCTAGCTCCTGAAGGCCTACAGCATTGTGATCACCACCGAAACCAATAAAGATATTGGTACAGTTGGGTGCAACTTGCTTTGCCATATCAGTATAGCTTGTATTTCCCTGGTTTGCTTGACCATCCGTCATCGTTATATTGGTCTGGCGAAGAGATGGATTTACTGCTTGGCGTGCTGCGGCGCGCTTGGCTTGCATCTCTAGCGGCTTGTAAATGTCCGTGCCATTGCGAGGCTCAAGCTGGTCCAACTTGTTTCGCAGATATTCCGCATTTTCTTGTGTGATTTTAGTGTCTTGGAAGATTTCCTCCACCTTGTCATCAAATCCGTAAGTTGCCATTGCAACCGATGAGCCCTCGCTTTTGGCTATAGCGGTGACAATATTTTTTAGAGTGTGCTTTGCGTGCTGCATCTTTGTCTTTCCATCCTTGCAGCAGTCGCTCATGGAACCTGAGATATCAGTGTTGCTATCTAACACTTGGGTTTGGGTCAACATCGGAGTGTCTGCCATTTTTATCTTGAAAATACCAAACTTGTAATCTGGGGTATCAGGGAATAAGCTGAAGTTATATTCAAATCTCGCAGGTGCTCTTGGAAGAGAGAGGTCCTTTTCCTCAGTGGGGGGAACTTGGAGGACTGGAATAAGACGAGGCATTGACGTATTATGAAAATCCACGTTCGCACTCTCAATAATTTTATCTCTTGACATAATAGTTGATTCAGTTTGTGCTGACATTATTTTACTGTGAATGGAATTGATAGTTTAATCGGAAAGAATTTCAATTTTTTTTGCAACGACGAAATAAAAATTTTTATAAAGTTTTTATAAGGTTTTTATATTTTTGTATGAAAATAGTTTAAAATTAAATTTTATTATTATTCATAATGGATTTTATTGAGAGTTCATCTGCCTCCACTACTTCGTCTACTAAAGAGGAAAAGAAACCTGAGGTCAAGCTTGTTGATATTGAGATCACTAATGAAAATGTTGCATTGAATGTTCTTGTTAGCTTTTTATCGATGGCTCAACGTCGCGGTGCTTTTGGTATTGATGAGTCTGCTAAGATTTGGGAATGTGTTCAAAAATTTCAAAAGAAGTAGGTCCACTTTGGGAAAGT